ACTGCATGTTTGATTTTTGCTTCATATTAGATGGAAAATCTTATTATGTAGGATATTATACTCAATCCAAACGTCTTGATAGGAAAACGGGCTGGTATTTGGAAACTCTGGATAACAAGCCGCTTGTTTTTGCAGAAACACATGAGAAACTATTTGAAATTCCTTATTTTGACGGTAAATCATTCAAAGAGAAAATATGCGAGGTCAAGCTTATAGATTAGAGAGAAAAAGGGGTAGGACTCCCAATAAGAGAGTCTTGCCCCCTTTATCATTTGGTTTATAAATGAAGATTTTCAAGGCGTCGAAATTTCGACGGTGTCCGGTGGTACTCCAAGAAAAGAGCACATCATACGTCTTGATACTGCTAAAGAAAAGGCATAAGCAATCAACCATAGACCGCTCCCAGTTATTTGAACAAAATACGGAAATATCAGTAAAAGTATTGACACGATACGGAAATATCAGTATAATATAAATATAAACAAGAAAGGAAGCGATCATATGAGACAGACAATGAGTGAGTACCAGAACGAATATTTTGAGAATGAAGGATATGTATTTTTTGAAAATGTCGAAGTAGCTGCTAAAGAAATATCCAAAAACAGAGGGATGGACATAAAAATGGCGATTGAAGGAATTGAAAACGACACGAATTGCGACTGTGTTGTTCTCAATGATGGATCGGTCGCAGTACATCCGCAGAGCCTATTGCTGCTCAAAGACAGAAAACAAGAACTGTATAATAAAATGAAAATGGGCGAGATTACAAAACTAAAATATTATCTATTTGAAAGAAAACTGACAGTTGCAGAACTAGCAATCAAAACAGAAATAAGCAAAAGAACGCTTGACGAGTATGTGTCCGGGAGAAGGGAACTAAAAACAATACAGCTTGACAAAGGATTGAAGATTGCAGAAGTTTTGAAATGTGATATACATGATCTGATATAGTAATTAAGGCAGAGGAATAAAACCTCTGCCTTTTGTATTATGCGCAGTATTTCATAGCATATCGTTTGACGATGGATTCAAAGATAGCTTTAAGCTGCGGTTTCTCGTAGATAATAGCAATCTTGGTTGTGCCGTCCTTGATAGCAGTTTTGGTGTTCCCGGCTTTCTCCATGCGAGCAACTTTGTTGTCCTGCAACCGTTTGAGAGAGCAGTGAGCAGTAGTCTCTAGTTCACCATAGAGCTGATTGTAGAGAGCCTGATAATCAATACCGGATCTCTGGGAGATTTCCCGTACCCTTGAATTGATTTCTGCTTTCCAATCCCCAATAGGCTGACCGAAGATTTCTTTCATGTTGGTAACGGTCTGCTCAATGCGGCTGAGATGTTCTGCCTGGCGTTTCTGTTCAATCTCCATTTTTGCCTGTCCATCTGCCAGTGCGTAGAATTGCTGCAACTGAGGGGATAACTGTGAGCGGTCTATTGCTGCTTGCTTATGCCTTTTCTCTACCTCAATGAAGTATTTGCGGACCTGCTTGCCAATATCATTACGTTCGAGCATTGCCATTTCTTTCGCCGTATCAAGGCGTATGAGGTATTCGGTTGATGGTCTACCTTTTTCTAAAATTTTAGAAAAAGTCTCAAAGTCCTCACATTCAATAGCATCACAGTCTTGCAGACGATTTTTGATCCAATCTGCGAATTTACTCTTTACTTTTAATACTTCGTGTAACTCTGTTCCATATACAACCTTTTCTCCGGTATCAGTCACATACACAGGTACGAGGTCGTTTTCAATTATTGCTAAATCGTTCATCGGCGTGAGCCTCCTTTATCAATCTGTTTGCGCTTGTGAGATGTTCATTGACCATGCCAAGCATATCAGCGATTTGATTTGAATATCCGGGCAACAAATTCTTTGCACTTTCGCGCATGGGAACAACATTAAACCCATAAGCGAGTATGAGTGTATGTAGACCAGATAAAGCACAGTCAACATCCTTTTCAAGCTGTTGTAAATTATCAATGTTCATCGAATTATCCTCCAAATTTGAATTGTAAATCTATTTGAAGAATGGTAGAATGTATTTGCCATTCATCACAATAGATGGAGGCAGAGTGTAGAGGGAACCAGCCTTTGCGAGAGTGTTGGGTTCTCTCTATTTTTTGTTTGACAATTCACTGAACACCAAGTCAATTCCTTTACGCACAACGTCAGACTTATTTATTCCCAATGTTTCAGAACAATAGTTTAATCTTTTTAATTCATCATCGGTTAATCGAACTCGGAATTGATTAGTAGCAGGATTGTCTGTAGGTCTGCCTATTTTAGCCATATGTCCTCCTTCCTATTGGCTATCCAAAACTAATTATATGTTCTGTGTAGCCAAAAGTCAATACGAAAATAGCTTTGCCATAAAAAATCTACCATTCAAAAATAGATTGTAAATCCATAAGGAGAATGGTATTATAGATTTACCAAAGTCCGTATGGATGGAGGCAGACGGTAGGGAGTTGCAATCATTTGACGGTGGGAGCAACTCTCTTTTATTTTTTTTTGGAAACATCTTCATAAAGTTTATCAATACCAAGTTCAATTACTTCCGTTCTGGATATTCCCATAGAATTAGCACATTCTCTGAGTTTTTCGTCTGTGTTCTTTGAAATCCGTAATTGTAGGCTGACATCTTTTTTTTGTGTTCCCTTTATTGGTCTGCCTGTTCGTGGCGACATATAGATTCACCTCCCTTAATTTTGCCACTGCATAAATGATATAATATGCCATGGCAAAAGTCAATAGATAAATTGAAGTATAGCGAAACGAATAATTCTGATGGAATGTTTAATGTGAAACGTTTGCTCTGCTATACAACTATAGTAAAAGAAATGCCCCATATTTCAGGGGCAAGACTTTAGCGATTTCTGGCAATTAAAAAGCCAATACCGGACAGAAGCGCTGCTAATGCGCCAACGATGCAAGCGATCCCAATATCACCGACCATCATCATCCCAAGAAAAAGACCGATCACACCGAGAATAATAAGTAAGATACCAATAAGCAACATGTCGAATTTCCCCCTTTCGTAAAATTATATAATCAGCTATGTAAGCGGATTATCCTTCTTTAGCGCATGATCTGTGACCATTGTTCTTCCGTTCCACCAAAGTAAATTTCTACTACCTGATCATCATTAAGGCTGTCTGAACCGTACATCATGCCGTTTAAGGCTCTTGCAAGGCTTTCCCCTAATTCACCAGATCCGCTCATATCATCCGGCGTAAGACTGTAGTTGTTATAATCACGTCCGGCCGGAATACTCAATGTTGAATTGCAATAAATTTTGTACTCATGTAGATAGCTGAGAAAGCCGCTGGGAATTTCGGTCAGCGTGGATGGGAGATATATTCTTTTCAGTGATGCACAGGAGTTAAAACAACTTGATCCTATTTCAGTGACACCTTCCGGGATAATAACGCTTGTAATATAGCCCTCTGATAAGAAACACGCATCATCACCCATGGAAACCAGTGTGTAATCTGTTCCGTTAAGTGTGTAAACCGGGGATAGCATGATTTGGGTATCTTCACCTTCATAGCGTACCAGTGTGATTGTATTGCCATTTACTGTGTAACGGAAATCGCTAATGGGTGTAAAACCAGTAGCCCAATCCGTTTCCGGCTCTGCAGGAGTGGTTTCTTCTTGATAGTATGTAGGCTCTGAATACTCAACTCCTGAACCGGTTACTGTGACTTGTGCCTTATCCTGTGAGGATGTGCTGGCAATATTGTCACTAAATAAGACCGCAGAGAGCATGAGAAAAAAGATGATTGTGCCAATAACTGAACACACAATACCGCTGACAGCCATCCCCTTTGACTGTCTCTTTGAAATAGCCATAATTCCAAGAATAAGGGAGATAACACAAGGAACAATGCCTATCAGGATAATGGATGAAAAAATGCCAATAATTCCAAAAACCAAGGAGAGGGTACTTAGAGTGTTACTTTCTTTCTTTTTCATATAAAAGCTCCTTTCAATGTTTAGTCTATTATACATCAAACTGTTTGAAAGTGCTACAATTATTCGCTTGCTTTAAAATTATACACAGGTTTCAGAATGGAGAGAATATCAATGGTATCTTTGATACATTCTACAATTTCATCAATAGGCTTGTACGCCATCGGTGCTTCGTCTATGGTTTCCTCTGATACGGAAGTGGTGTAGATACCGTCCATAGAGTTTGAATAATCACTCATGCTGAGAGTTTCCTTTGCTTTCATCCGGGACATAAGCCGTCCGGCTCCATGCGGCGCAGAACAGTTCCAATCCTCATTTCCCTTGCCGGTTCCGAGAATACATCCATCACGCATATTGATAGGGATAAGAACCTTTTCTCCATACTTGGCAGAGATAGCACCTTTACGGACAATATTGGAGTCGTGGTCAATATAGTTGTGGATGCACTCAAAGTAATCCGGCATATCTGCACCTACTCCCCATCCCATGTGATTGCATATAATCTGAGCAATTATAACACGGTTCATATAGGCGAACTTCTGACATATCCTCATATCATGGAGATATTGTTCACGGTACTTGCCCTCTAAGTAACAGAGATCTTTCGGTAGCTTCGGAGTGACAGCACGGAAGTTCCGGCGCAGCTCCTTGATTGCGGATTCAATCTCAGCTTTTCTCCCGGCAGCTTTGTAGTCGGCAATGAGTTTTTCCTGACGATCATACAGATCATCCTTGCCACACATCAGCTCATAGGCAAGGTTCTGATAGTAGTCCGCTACCTGTTTTCCAAGATTGCGGCTGCCAGTATGGATAACCAGATACTTATAACCGTCCTCAGCAACATCAACCTCAATGAAATGATTACCACCGCCGAGAGTGCCGATAGAACGCTCAATGCGTTTGGTATCTCTCAATTCTCGGTAGCAGTAAAGATCCTGCAATTCATCAAAACGGATCTGCCGGCCGTCATGCACATTTCTTCCGCTTGGAACATAAGTGCGAATGACTTTATCCAATCTATCAAAGTCGATTTCTCCGTGTCCGATGCTCACACAGAGCATACCGCAATTCCCTGTAACACAAATACATCCGTTTCTACGCATAATCCAAAATCCGGTAGAAGTGGTAAAACAATACTTGAAACCGTCAACACTAAGAACTTCTTTTATATCATTTTTAGAAGTGCTGGCGAGTTGAACGCGAGGGGAGGACAGAGAAACACTACAACGCCAGTAAGGAGTCCAACCGCGACTATCACAATCAATAGAAGTTCTATGCCCAGTTACAGCAAATGCGTACTGAACAAAGTCAACATCTGATTCATTTTTGCTTGTGAACTGCATAGTATCAATATTTCCATCCCACCGCATAACCTCGTCACAGATTACCTTTAGCTGTTCAACAGAACAGTCATAAAAAACAGATAAAGATTTCGTGAATAACGGAGGGATAAATCTAAAAACTGTTCGCCCATCATCACGAGAAGATACCGTATATTCGATCCCGGCAGACGACAATAGTTTTTCACATCGTTCTATTTTTCTTACCTTTTTGAAACTACATACACATTTATCCTTGTCACATAAATGACCGTCAGCAGATACCATAACCTGAACCCTTATCTGCTCATCACTTAATGAATTGTGTGTAGATATTGCTAAATTGGGTATATCACAAATAAAATTATCTCTAAATCCTAATTTCAGAGAGTTATGCTTGCGGACTAACTCCTCGGCAGTAATTGTGTACAATGCACCTCTGGATGTCGGTTTATTGTGAGAACCCTTTTCGACTAAACATTTATGCTCCCTTGAAAGCATTTGATCTATTCCGTACTTGGATTTTAGATGGTAGAAAGAATAACAAGGAGCTTTGATGTAATTCAGTGGAGTTTCAAAGAAGCTCGTTCTATCTGACTGATTAAACACTGCAATAGGTCCACCGTCATACTCGGATATTTTTCTCCAACCAGTAGGAGAAAGGTACTCAGTATATAAATCGACACATCCAATGTCAACGCCGACAATGTTAGGGATAACCTTTTCTCCGAGGTCTGCGGTAAAACCGATAACACATCCCTTGCCGGCATGAACATCCGGCATGATACGAACCTTACAGTCCCTAAAGGCATCCTGAGACAGAAGAGTGTTAATCTGTTCTAAAGCCTCATCTTCGATGGTTTTTGCATATATTTTTAAATTGTACGGATCATAATAGCTGCAAGGCAGTTCACAATTCCCAGACGATGATGCGCCTTTTAGACATATACCGTCCTTGTTTCTATATTTACAATTACCCATGGTAGTCCTCCTTACTATTCAATGGTTCCTTATAGCATTTGTCTATTCGGACACGTTCTTATCAAGCGGCATCGTGCGCTCCGCCGGAGATACGCGAGTGTCAGGAGATCCCACTATCCTTATCTGGTTTCACATTAAAGCCGGAAAACCTGTCAACCAACAATGGGGATGGTGTATGCCGTTATCAACCCTCATACCGGCGGCAGTTTTCGCATTAAAATCTGCCAGAAACCTGTTACACGACACTCAAATAGACAAATCTTACAAGGAACCATTGGTAAAACTAATAATTGATGATAATTACATCATCTTTTGGAACTGTGTGCCAATCGTTATCAAAGTACACATACACATAATCAGGGTTCGGATGAACTCGGTACTCAACGTATCTGTCCACTTTGATAGTTTCAAATCTCAATAATAAGCATTTTTTAACCATGTTAGAAAACCTCTCTATGCCTTATTTAGGGCGGTAAATAATATCAACACAACTTACTAACACACTTTCTGTTTTCTCGTCAGATATGCCAATATAGCGCCTTGTGACAGAAACAGAAGAGTGCTGTAAGAGTCTGCGGACAAGCTCAATATCATTGCCAGATGCCTCATAACATTTTGTGGCAAACATCTTCCTGAAAGAGTGCGTGCCAATATGCTCATATTCTTCACCGAGATAAGTGCAAATCTTTGCAAGGTGCTTTTGCACAAACCTTTCCGTAATAGGGAACATCACAGAAGAGTAACCAATCTCAAACTTATCACAATATTCTTTGAGATAATCATAGACCGAATTTGGTACAGTGAAGGTTCGCTTTTTACCGGTTTTCTTTTCCGTGATGTTGAAACGATACCTATTACCATCCTTAATAATGTCATTCAGCCTCAATGTAAGTATATCCCCGATCCTCAGCCCTGTATTTGCCTCAACGACCAGAGCTGTTGCAACTCTGGGGTTGGGCTGAATAGAGTTGCCTACGCCCTCATAAATCAACGTAATGAGGGTATTATATTGTTCGCTCGTACAAGCGATGGTTGTTTTTCCTGGCATAATCAATACCTCCTTACTGGTTCTGCGTCAAACAGTAAACAACATTGTTTATTTCCATTTCTGTCACAAACCCACCTTGCAGTCTTACCGGAGTAAGAGAACCGTTAGGGAGAAAGAGCATATCACCATTTCCGAGTAGTTTTTCTCCGCCGGTCATATCCAGAGCAACCATAGAGTTTGTGACTGTGCCGACACGGAGACAGATCTTGGTAGGCATATTTGCTTTAATTAATCCTGTTACAACACTTGCAACCGGATATTGTGTTGCTATTACAAGATGGATGCCACAGGCACGGGCTTTCTGTGCAATTCTTACTATGTAATTTTCAACGGTTCTGCCGCCCATTTTCATAAGATCGGATAACTCATCAATAATAACGATGTCCCGTCTCATAGGTGCATTTATAAACTTGGCGTTGTAGCTGTCAATGTCACGGCATCCGGCAGAGGCGATAACGGAGTAGCGGCGATCCATTTCAACACAGAGGCTTTTTAATAATTCAACTGCACTGTTTACTTCCGACACAACCGTACATGCTGCCAAACCCTTATAATAATTGAATTCCGTAGCTTTTGGATCAATGATGTATAAGTGCATCTGTGCCGGGTTCTTTTTCATCAACAGGGATAAGATGAGGTTGTGCAGTACGATTGATTTACCTGATCCGGTCATACCTGATATGAGAATATGATAAGCTTTCTCAATATCAATGTAGTGCTTAGAACCATCAACACCCATGCCAATAGCCATTGTAAAGCCGTTGGAGGACTTGAATTTATTATCAATAAGCATATCGCCCAGATACACGGTTCCTGTGTTGGACGGAACCTCAATATATACATAGCCGTTATCAAATCTCAAAGAGGCGTTGCAGTGTAGGGCTGACTGAAAAGCCTTTTCAAGTCGCAAGATGGATTGCGGAAGAGTTCCGGGAGCTGGTTCAACAATATACTGAGTAAACCGTGGTCCTTGATGTATGTTTGTAAGTGTCGAATTAATACTAAAAGCGTTCAATACGTCTAATATTGCCTCTGCCTCTTTTTTTACTGCATGAGATCCCCATGCGGTATGATATGTCAAATTTCTATCAACGGTAGGGAAGATATAGGGCTTTGTAGGTGTATATGCCGGAGCAGTGGTAGCAGCTCGTTTCTGTGCGGACTCTTTCAGTCCAGCATTGATAAGGGCGCGCATTTTTCTGTTTTTTCTGTTTTCAGCTATCTGTTTCATGCAGTTAATAAATGTTTTGTTATTTCTTTTCATGTGTTTGATCCTTTCTTTACCGGATGCCGGTAGTACACAACTTTCTGTTTAATGCCTGTAATTCTTTAATGTGTATGTCAATAGCTTTCTGCGATTCAGTGTCACATACAAGGCGTTGCGCCTGTCCTGCGTTTTCTATCATTGTCAATACACTATCGCTCAATAATGTCTGTTCTCTATCTGTCAATGAAATAACTACCATGTTCATACCTCCTACCACATATCATTACCTGAATAGGTATTCAAAAGGATCTCGTTGTCGGTTTCTGTTATATCCAGATAGTTGCCGGAATCATCAATAATGCTCAATGCTTTTTCTTTTGTTATAGGTCTTTTCTCTGCACCCCTATACGCAAAGCCATATCGGAACATTAAAGGCTTTTTGGATGTCTCGACAACTTCCCTTGCCTTTGCCCTGTCTAAAGTTCCATCGTAGAATGACATCTTTATCATAATTTCGCCTCCCATTCATCAAAATCAGGTAAGTATGCCTCCAATTCCTCATAGGTTACTTCTGGAAGTATGCTTGCAATAATCGCCCTTGCGGAGTTCTTCGTGTGACCGTGTTCCCTATATACATAGTCAATGAGATTTTTAATCAAATCATAAGTGAAATGATCTTCAATGCAGCCGGGAAATTGTTCTTTCAAATAGTTCATAAATACTTCTAATTTATCTTTGTTCATGTGTTACCTCCATATTACAACTTGTTACAATGAGTTACAATGTAATGATTTTTCAGTTGTTTCAACTATTTAAGATATTTTCTATAATGCTCTGGAAACTTAAAGACCCTTTCCCTACCAATGCGCACGGGTTTAGATGAAAGCCGCCTTAATCTTGTCAAACCGCTATCCACATCAATATCTAAATCGTTATAGCACTGTTCACATTCTAAACGGACTATCCAATTAAATGAGCCACTGTCATATTCATATAACATAGCATTAGAGTTCGGATAATGATTCAAATAGTTCTCAATCGCAAGAAATTGCGATGCGGTTTCTTCAAGTTTTGAATAACCGTCTATTTTAAGCCAATGTACATATTTCATGCTCTTTCTCCCTCAAAATTCAATTCAATATTGCCTCAATCATCCGGCGATTGTTCGGCGTAACCTCTCCGCCATAGTTGGAAACTGTCAGAATTACATCAATAGCAGTCCGTAATCCTCGAAGCTCGGCAGATACCCGGCTGCGCTCATTGTGGTAATTTTTCAATGCCTCACGCTGGATAGGAAGCTCAATAGAAAGCTCAAAGCGTGCGCGGCGTGGTGTTGCCGGATTGTTATAAGTGCGGTCCATTGCATCAATGGCAGCCATGCGACGATCTTCTTCAATGCTCATGCGCTTTTCTGTTGCTTCAAGGCTTGACACCTTGGCCTGCAGTAACTCAAAACTGCTCATACCGTTCTCAATTATCAATACTGTATTATTCATGGTTTCTTGTCCTCTCTTTCTTAAAAAATAGATGCTGCATACTCTTTATACTTTGTGGTTCCAACCTCCCCCGGAAGAGGGGGAACGCTTGCGGCCTAATGGACTGTTTAGAGCCGCCGCAACGGCTTATACCATTTCCTTCATTTCTTTTAATAATTTTCTGCTTTCTGTTATGTAGTCATTAGTAATCGCTATGTAATTATAGATTTTCCCACAAGAGAAAGCATATATTTTCTTTTCCTGATCGCTCGGCTTTGTAATGTCTGTTATGCCGTACTCCGAAAATAAATCCTGTATAATATAGGTTGCTTTTTCTATGGATGTTTCCAGTTCGTTTATTTTCTGGTCTATCTGTATTCTGTCCATTGTATAACCTCACTTTCTTTGTTCTTTTATTGGTTTATGTGGTTCGTTGTTACTTTCTAGTGATAGAATATCACCAACTAGTATTATTGTCAAGTGATATTTTATAACGTTTTGATTGACTTTTAACACTGTTTAGAATTATAATTTCATAAAGGCAGGTGCTAAAAATGGATGGTGAAAAAATAATAAAACGCTTACTTTTAGAAAAAGATATAAATACTGTAGAACTTGCAAGGCGGCTAGGGTGTGGAACTTCTAATTTATATAACAAATACAAAAGAAATAACTTTTCATTAAATGAATTAGAAGAGATAGCTAATGCTTGCGGCTGTTCTGTTGAAATTCTTTTTCACGATTTATAGCGTGTAATAACTGTCTCATCGGTGCAGGTGGGGCGGTTTCGACTTAGTTGTAAAGCATTTCTTGCATGATCTGGTGGCGTTCTGTTTCGGATTTCTTCCGGTGCATTTCTTTGTAATCCTTTTCAGCTTTCGCTTGTGCTTCTTTCTCGGTATATCCGCGACCTCTCCAAAGGTCATATAATTGTTCTATTGTCCAGTTCTTCATTTTTTCCCTTTCTGGTCTGCCATCATCAGAGCCACGGCGACCGGTCCGCGGCTGACGCTCCAGAGCGGAGCGTTTCGGCTTAAAATACTTTTGCATATAATTCCGTGACCTTCTGAATACTGTCAGCATCATCACAGCTTTCCAGTTCGTCAATGCTGATTATGAAAAATCTGTCCTTTGTTTCCTTTGGCAAACAGTTATTTATAAAATCTTCCGCATTGTCTGGGTTGGCGAAAACAGCGGTAACGGTCACCTTTGTTTTTCTGTCGTCCTGTGTGCTATTGTCGATTTTGTAGGCAACCGCCCAAGTACAGTTATTAAATGTTATATTTTGCATGCTGTAGCCCTCGCTTTCTGTGTTCGTTGTTTTTGTGTGCGGTTCGTTGTTCTCTTGTTGATATTATAGTACACGATAATAGACTTGAAAGCAATAGACATAATACACGAAAATAGACGAGCGAAAGCAACGAGTTATTGTGCAATGTGATACATGGAAATAGACATTGACATGATATGAAAAATCTATTATCCTATATAAAAGAAGAGAGGTACAAGACATGGCAGGTTATGGAGAGAACGGATATATAGACTTTTCCAAATTGTGGAATATGTTAAAGAAGAAGGAATATAATAAGCAATGGCTAAAGAATAATGGAATCCATTCCAATACAGTCGCAAAGCTCACAAAAAACGAAAATGTAACTTGTGAGGTTATATGTAATCTTTGCAAATTATTGAATTGTCAGCCCGGCGACATAATGGAATATAAAAACAATTAAGTACATGAAAATAGACAGTTGACAAGTACACGATAGTAGACTAATATTGATATTGTCGAAAGGCAGTAGAAAGGAGGCTTCTCGATGAAAGAAAACGAGAGAGAGGAAAGCGAAGGAATGACCGAGAAAGAGCAGATTGCATTTCTGATTGACCAGTACACGGATCTACAGAGAATTAAAGTAGCAAATGACAGGGAAAAGGAAATTGATTACCAGATTAGAGCAACAAAGGCGAAGCTGGAAGCGATGGGAATTGTGACTGAGGACTTGAATATTTGACAAGATAGGCGGCTTGAAATACAGCCGTCTTTTTTTGTAATTTGATGAATGGCATATAGTAACTTTAATGTGTTACACGCTGTTACATTGTAACGAGATGTAATGCCCTGTAACATTTTGTAAATCGGTGTAACCGTTCTGTTATTGGTTGTACAGAATAGAACATGAGAAAGGCAAAAAGAGGTGTGAAGAGGGGCGTGAAAAGGGGTGTGGAGAGTGAGAGCAGGAGATAACAGAGGTCGCAGAAAGCCGATAAATAAAGGGGTTTAGAGTGGTTATTACATTGTAACAGGGTGTAACGTAAATGTAACACAGAGTAAGAGAAAGAGTAAGAGAAAGAGTAAGATATATTAAGAGTTAATAAATTAACTCTTTGGCGGATTGAAAACCCGGCGGAGCAGAAAAATCGTCTGACACGTCGGCAGATTGCTCGTCTTACGTCGCTGTTTCAGATAAAGAAGAAGATATAGAAGTAGATAAAGATAAAGAGTGTATTATTACAGTTAATGAATTAACTGTTTGTCAGACTGAAAGCCTGACGGAGTAGTAGGTACTATACATTGCACAAGTATATGTAGTACGGAAAAATAGGGGGTTTACACACTGGTGCAAGTACATATAATAAGAAGTGAGAAGCAATATGTACTTGCACAACGGCGGATATTATGGTATAAGTAGATTATAAATGACACTAAGAAGAGAGGGCGGAACGATGGCAAGACCCGCAAGAGAGGACGGCCGGAGAGCGCGTACCGTGGCAAATAACAAATATAATAGTGCAAACTATGACCGGCTAGCCGTTAATGTTAAAAAGGGAGAGCGGGAGAAGGTAAAGGAACATGCAGAGCATAAAGGGGAGAGTGTATGCGGCTTAATAAATAGGTTACTTGCAGAAGAGGTTCCCGGTTTTGATCCGATAGATAACAAATAAGCAGAACCGCCGGAGGGCGGAACAAATAAATAGAGTTAGCCGAAAAAGTAGAACGTAGGGCACAGAGAGAAGCAGAAAGCAGCTTTTCCCGGTGCCCTTTTTATTTTACCATTCTGACAGCATACAAGGCGCAGAGAGTCACAGAAAGACAGGAGGCGGAGAGATGGCAGCAGAGAAGAAAGAAACAGCACAGAGAGATGCGCAAGGAGTACGAAAACAGAGCTACAAGAGATTTAAAGAGGGGAGAGACTACGAAGCCACGGACGGCGGGGACATGATTGCATTGTGTGACATGATGGAGCGCGGCATATTTAACATAGAGGAAGAGACCACGGAGAACGGGGAGAAGATAGAGCGGAGAGGGGGGAGACCTCGGAAAATAGAAACCGTTGAGGAACTGAAAGCCGGAATACAGAAATATATAAATTATATCCGGGACGAATCCGCCGCCGGTGTGCATTTAATACCAGATATAGAGGGTTTAGCTCTTTTCCTAGGTGTTTCTCGGTCTACTCTGTTCGAGTGGCAGAAAGCCCGCCCGGGGGAGTTTTCGGACACATTAAAAAGCGCATTTAATGCAATAGCGGCGGTAAAGAAACAACTTGCAATGTTTGGCAAGATTCCACCTATCGTATTCGCTACTGATTTTAATAACAACCACGGTTACACACAGGCCGCCCAAAAGATAGACCTAAACGTTGGAAAACAGGCGGCAGAACTACCAACAGCGGCAGAGATTGCGCAACGTTTACCAGTCGAAAGAGGTGTAAAAGACCCGGCAGAGGGAGAGGACGATATAGAAATACCGTAAAATGGGCTTTTTGCGGTTCGTTTTCTTATACTTTTACGAACTCGGACAGGTCCGGCGGCGGTTGGAGGGATGTCAGAGCGCAGAGATCCGGCAGCCTATACCCTGGGGCGGGGGTGTGTGGCGGAGCGATCCCGGGGCAACTCACGTCCCAGAATAATCCGAAAAACAAAAAGACACCTACGGGGAGGATTAGTGAAATGGCAAAAAGGGAGTATCAGACAACGAAAATAAACTACCTCACGATAATCGGAGAGGAAAGGGCTACCTATAAAGAGCAGAGAAACAACCAGAGACCACGCAAAAAGAAAACATGGGTAATTGTAAACCCCAGAATTTACAAAATGAGTACAAAGACGGCATTTATACAACAAAAGGAAAGTGATTGATTTACAAACAAATGAAAGATTGCCAAAACTGTTTATACCATAGCGGAACAAAAATTTATATAAATGAAATCGACTTATCGAAACAAGGAGCAAATAGTGAGTGGCTACATAAGCATGGAGATTACTTCTTAGTAGATAAGTGCTGTAGAAATGAAATTTTGTGGCTGCTAAATAACGGTATTCAAACAGTAAATTGTTGTTGCGGACACGGAAAGGATGTTCCAACGTGCATCATCAGAAACGAAAGCATCGAATCAGTAAGAAAATTAGGGTATGAAATAATGAACATTGATTTTGCAAATAAGGATTCAATGTCAATTATAAGGCTAAAGCTCGATAAATAACGGGTTTACAAGGAGGGCAATATGGAAAACAACATCGAGATGGAAAAAATCAAGGTATCTAATCCGAATGGAGAGGGCTGGAAAGGGACGCAGATCGAAGTGGGTGGAAAGAAGATAGAAGGAGTGTCAGGTATCACCTTCAATGTGGCCGTGGACAAATATCCATGTTTTATAATCGAAACAGTTTGTATGCAGCCAGAGATTGAGATGGAAGGAGACATATCTTTCAAATTCACACCGGAAACAGTAAGTGATGCCATTGCAGTTATCCAGAGAGAGTTTCGCCCAGGATCAAAATATTTTGAGGAAATGGTAGCGTCTGTGCAAGAAAAAATAAAAATGCTTGTTGCAGAATACGGCGAGATGAGCAGCAAAAAATTTTCTGAGGAAATTGTTAGGCAAATATTAAGAATGCCTAGAAAAGATATAACCACTTTGGATGATTGCAAACGGAGGTATTCAAAGTAGTTATGAGTGAGGAATATACACAAGGAATTACATTTAAGCATATCACAGAGAATTCTACCGTGAGTCATGTAATGCAGATGATGCAGAGGGAGGAACTTACAGAAATTGAGGGGTTGTACCTCATGGTAAATACTCTTGCGGATGAAAACCACCGGCTGAACCAGATGTGTAACAACCTCATAATGCAGATGCCGTCACGTCTGCTCGTAGAAACGATAACAGGCGAAAAATAAAAATCGGCGGAGGCTTACGCCTCATAAGGAGAAAACATGAAACCGAAAAATTTCCCAAAAAATAAAAAGAGATCATGGCTCACATGGATTACAAACAAAATATCAGATTTTCTTCCGTGTGAGCATGAATGGGAGGTTCTGGAAGTTGTAAGCCGGTCACACGATTATAGCGGATTTAAGTATGTGGTATGCCAATGCGGATGCAAGAAATGTGGAGCAATAGAATGTAGGAGGTATTTGGCATGATGAAACCAGTAGAAATCCAGAAGAACTTTTCAGAGTGCAAAATGTGTAATGATATTGCTGATATGTGCAACCAGATACCGGATTGTTCAAAGTGTAATAGAGATACCGGAGAATGGGTAGATACTGTTTCTTCGATGTTTGGAACTGAGGCAATCGTTCAAATGAAAGACGGTTCTGTGAAAGAGTTTCCAATCAGCAGGATTAAGGTAATCACAAAAAGAATGGAGAAATAGTCGTGAGAATCATTGACGAAATAGGCGAAGCGGCAATGCTCGAACAGCTTGCGGAGGAATGCGCCGAACTTGCAAAGGCAGCACTCAAAATGGCAAGGATCATACGAAAAGAGAATCCGACACCTGTAACAGAGAAAGAAACTATCGCAAATATCAGAGAAGAGTACACGGATGTCATACAGTGCGCCGGAGAATTTTCATTGACCGTAGATGAGGAACAGATGGCGCGCAAGCACGAACGGTGGGAAAAGAGAGTGAGGGATAGAACATGATTCCATTCAGACATTGCATAAGGGAGCCACACGGATCGGCAGTGAAATTTGAGATACTGGCAGCAGCACCGAATGAGTTTCAGGTACGTTACCCAGATTACGATTACATCAAAATGGGAGCCGGACCGTCAGTGCTATATAACAGAGAACAATTACTGTGTTTCCTATTGGCGTATGACAAAGCGGAGTGCCTTGAATTTATGGAAAAACTGTATCATCACATGGGATGGTCTACTGAAAAGCTGCATGAGAATCCGGCGTTTGCCGAAGTGATAAAGGAGAAAGAGGCATGATAGCACGTTTTTTACAGGATATTGTCGTGAATGACACTGAGAAGAACATGAAAATGACTATTGATAAGGGCGAAGAACTTTTTGCCATCGACAGAGGAACCCATTATGAACTGAGAAAGGCTGACGGATGGGGAACTATGGCTCCGAAAGAGTGTGAGGGCGAATATTATGAGATCATCAAAGAATAAAAATCCGTGTTTTGATTGCCTTGCATCAGAAAAAGAAAATGAGGAAGTATGCAAGACCATACGGGCGATACTGAATAAGCACAATAGCGTACAAGTGGATCTGAATGATCCGGGCAGCATAGGAACATTAACCATAGGGGATTGCACATATAATGTTTATCTTGGAAACACAACACTGAATAAATTGCGGTGTCTGCCGGATAAGGATGTGTATAAACGTGTATTCACACTGATAGAGGCATAGGAGGAATATTGATGGAAAATGAGACCAGACCACAGCTCTTTATCATGGATGAATGGCTCGGAGACCCCATACCGCTTGCGGAAATTAAGGAAATATCTGAGCCTACACTGGATGAAGAGTATGATATGCCGGATATTTCTCATCTGAAAGATGGATTTGAAATACCTTTTGAAGTGAAAATGAAGAAATCTGCCATAAACAAACTGTTTCAACCGTGTTTTGGCAGAGAACCTTACAGAAATCTCGAAAAATGTGCTAAGTGCATACTGAAAAAGGACTGCGTTGTGGCGAAAATCGAGAATAATTTCAACATGAGATTAAGGGCATACCACCCTTGATAATAAATCACAAGGAGGACACCAATGGAAAAGAAAGAAAAGAAACCGTGGAGACCGCCAGAAGCGGCACATTTACCAGATCCGATAGCGTATGCCATATCTGACAGAGTGATGCAACACTCGGCATTTACCGAAAACCGATGGTGGAAAAATGCAAGACAGGTAACGGCAGCATCATCGGAAGAACAGTGGCGGAGAGTGAGCATCGAAAGAGCACGTTGTCTCGGAGAACCATGGCCGGATTTTGATGATATACCGGTTGCGAGTATCACAGAGGATTTCTCACAGAAATGTCAAAATGCCACAATCGGATTATTAAGAGATCAGGTAATAGCATCATGTGCTATTCCGGGAGAAACATTGTTTGGAGACATTTTTAACCAGTTAGGTATTAAGGAGGACAATATGGATAGAAGTTTAGCAGACAAGAAATTTAAGAAAGTAACTATCGAGTGCGAGGACGGCACGACTTACGCTGGAAAGATCAATCATGTATGTGGTAGCCCGTATCGTTGGGACAAACTGTGTGTAGAAGCAATGGTTGAGGACAAGCCTATTGGAGCATACGGTATCGAGAAAGTCCTGTTCCAGAATCCGGCAACAATCGTATTTTGGGCTGATGGTACAAAGACGGTTGTAAACTGCATGGATAATGTGGAAATCAAGAAAAAGGTTGTTGATGGCAAGGAAGTAACCATTCGTAAGCCTAAGAAGGCTGATACCTATTCCAAGGAAGCAGGTCTGGCTATGGCTATCGTGAAGAAATGGGCCGGCAACAACGGAAATTACAACAACATTTTCCGTGAGTTCATTCCTGAGATGGCACAGGCTGAAAAAGAGGCAAAGAAAGCCCGAAAAGAAGGGAAAACGAAGAAATAAAGGATGTAAACTGCCATGGATAACGGAATATTTTTAAATGTGAATGACTATTGCGCTTTCTGCCCTGAATTTGAAGCACATGTTGAGAAGGTGGATATTACCGAGATAGGAGATAAGACCCGAAAGGCATTAACTACTATCAACTGCGAATATGCCGGAAGGTGCGAAAGACTGTATAAGAGAATACAGGAGGGCAGAGCCAATGAAACAACGGTGGTACAAAGTAGTGTTTGAAACCATTGAGAGAAAACCAATCCGCAGAACTGTTACTGTATGCAGCACGGACAGCATTCATGCGTCTGCTCTGGTATATCAGCAGTTCGGCAGCCAAAAAATCAAGGTAAAGTCCGCTAAGAAAGTAAAGGAGAACACATGAGATACAGAAAAAAACCGGTAGTAATAGAAGCATTTCAGTATGATGGAGATTTGAAAAGGTCTGATGGAAAATACTATGTCCCGCAATGGGCCGTAGAAGCATTCGAGAAAGGTGTAATGTTTTATAAAAGTCCTAGTGAACTTTATATTAAAACCTTGGAAGGGGAATTACATGTATCTGTGGGAGATTTTATTATCCTGGGTACAAATGGGGAAATGTACCCCTGCAAGCCGGAAGTCTTTGAGAAAACTTACGAGGTTGCAGAATAATGGGGAGTATGCCTATAGAAGTATTTACAAGCCAAGAGCAGTTGGAAGCGTGCCTGAGAGAATGGCAGCACAGATTATTTCTTGATGGGTGGCTGATACTGGCACACATTGAGGATAAAATTATGAATCCTGACGGAGAAGAGGTAATTGACGCTGCCGGATATAACACATTCGTATTTGAATCCAGTCAGGCGAACATCCAGTTACTCAGCGATAAATCTTACAAAGAGAACAAGTTGCTGTTCAAACACTGTATGGAAAAGGATTTGGTGCATGAGCTTTTGCATTGCAAGTATGATTGGATGGGAAATCAGGGCGGAACCTATGCGGGGGTGTATCTGGATGCGACCGAACACCAGAAGTTAGAGGAAATGGCAAAGAGCCTCATCATGGCAAAATACGGTGTCGGTTATGATTATTTCCTGTGAGGTGTGCTATGACAACAGTGGTGGTCTATAAAGCTGAAACGAAAGAAGTTCTGGCAGCTATTCCTATAGATGGCGGAGACGCCATCTGCAGGAACGATGTAGAATTTCAGATTTACAATGGTACAGAACCAATTTTTACAGAAGTTCCAGGAGGAATTGTGTTGGAAGAAAACAAATTTATGGTAAAGATGGAGAACAACAATGAAAAATAAAGGGGTATGGATTAGAGTCGGCATTGTAGCCGCATTTGTATTGTTTGTAGTAGGAATTTTTGTAAGTACCAACAACAGGGCGGTTTCATTGGAGGAACAGGTTCTTACGGCTGACTCCGATATTCAGGCACAAGAAAAACGAAGAACAGACCTTATATACAATTTGGCAGATTGTGTCAAAGAGTATGATAAGCACGAAGCTGAGACTCTTCTTAATGTCGTGGCAGCAAGAGGGAACAATGGCAGCACCACAGATATTGAGAACGTGACAACTTCCATAGCGGCGGTTACCGAGGCATACCCGGAACTGAAATCAAATGAAAATTATAAGGAATTAATGAATGAACTTTCTACCACAGAGAACATGATCCTGCGGTATCGTACCGCTTACAATAACGAGGTAAGGGCGTATAAGAAGTATGTGCGTAAATTTCCTCATAAGCAGATCCTGGGAATTATGGGATATGAGGTTATTAATTACACCTATCTGGAATACAGCGAAGCGGACAGGCAGCCGGTAAGCAATCTGTTTGGGGAATAAGCCTATGATGAAAAGGAGTCAGATAATCTACTCCGGCAACGGTTGGAATATGACGGTGCGTGAACTGATGTTTAGTATCGTTATTGTCCTTATTATGCTTACGGGTGGATTTTTCATCAGCGAAAAGATTACCTCATACAATGACGAACAGAACCAGGAATACTATCAGGCCATACAGATTGACGGAAATGCAGAGTTGTTCCAGTATGGCATGAGAACCAATGTAGGCAATGCGTTTGTGAAAGGAACTCTGACAGCGGTTGATCCGGTTACATACCCAGATATAGACGGAGAATACGCCTATATCGAAAGGGTGCAGGAAGAATATACCGAGCATGAGAAAAAGGTTTACGAATATGACGATGAGGGGAATGAGACTGGCTATCATTATGAAACATATTGGGAATGGGATGAAATAGGCAGAGAAGAGATCCATTCACAAACAGAAACATTTCTCGATGTTGAGTTTCCGTATGGAACAATAACCTTCCCAGAGTCGTATTACCTTGATACTGTCGGAGATGGGTGGCATTTGCGGAGTAAGTATTATGTGGTAGATACCTCATACAACGGAGTTATTTATGCAAACCTCAAAGATAATACCATAGCATACGCAACACCATTCATTCAGGCAGATACGATAGACGGAGCAGTGGACTACATGGTTTCAAACGGAACCGCGGGATTGGTAATCTTTTGGCTTGTATGGATAATTCTGATTGGAGCAGCCGTGTTTGGATTCTGCTATTTTGATAATAAGTGGTTGGAGGATTAGAGATGTATATTGTAGATCAGGACCGCAGCAACGTAGTGAATATCGGTAACATTAAAAGCATTGCACTCACCGGAAAGAGAATTGCTGCCGATGATTACACACTTGCAGCTTACGACACAGAACAGAGAGGGAAAGAAGTATTTGAACAGTTACTCGGAAATGCTTTTCCTCCTGATATGATAGTAGCCAAGAATTGCAGCATATCTGAGGATGCCATAAAGGACTTAGCGATGGATCATAGCATTATTATGGTTCGCGGTAGCGGACAGGCGGATGTTACAGCGTATAGTTGCGGAGTTTATTATATGCCGGAGGAATAAAAGAATGGTGGATTTTATTTTATCAATTATTTGGATTGTGATATTGGCACTTTACATTGTTGTGAGTTGGAAAGATGCGAAGTCCAATAATGACGTGAAAAAAAGAAATTACACAGATGAATGAGTTGCTGTTGGAACAGAACTCTCAGCTAAAAGAACAGAATAAGCATCTCAACATGGTTATTCTGAGCGTTTGTAGTAAGAGTGTGAGAGATCGTAAAAATGCAGAGGGAGGAAGAGATGCGCAGACAGAAACGGTCGGCAAACAGACCACATTGGAGAAAGAGACAGAAACGAAGAACACGACCACAGCCGCAGATAAAAGAACCACTGTTTCAAGTTAGGTATGATGAAAGACCGATAGAAAGATATGCCGAGTGCATGGAGATGGATATATTCGATGCAGGACGTGATGGCACAACAGAGTATGTTCATAAAGAATTGACGCGCAGAATAGGGTTAAAACTTGCCGAAGAGGGTTTTATCAAATTTGAAACAGACAGAAATCCGGCGCGCCGTGGCATTATAATCCGTGCGTCAGTAAATGTGGTAAAACCTTAAATATTATAGAGCCGTGTAGAGCCGTGAGAAAGGAAGAATTTTCATGGCTCAACACGAACTATCGAATAAAGAGATTATCGTAAGGCTCCTGAAAAGCGATCTGAGTGACTATGACAATCTTCTGTCCTTACTCGGAATGGCAAATGAGGTTATCCGGGAAGATAAAGAACTTTCACGGAAATTGGCGAATAAGGTCAGATTCCTTGCACTGAGACTATGTGCGACAGGAGATATTAAATATTACGATTTGTACAATAAGGCTCTTTTGTTCTTGGCACAGGAACATAAGGATTTTGACTCTTATCTGCTTTATGTGGAAAAGAACAGAGATCCCGAGGACAGATACTATCAGCCACGAAGAAATAAGATTTATTGGCTTGTACAGAAGATGCAGAGGCTTATTGATGATGAGTTGGATATTCTATCAATATCAATGCCTCCTGGCACCGGCAAGACCACACTGGGAGAGTTTTTTATATCGTTTGTAATGGGGCATTACCCAAACACACCAAACCTTATGTCCTCCCATTCTGGATTTATGACGAGAATGTTCTACGATGCTGTTCTCAATATAATTTCCAGTAATGAATATTGTTGGAGCGATGTGTTCCCGGACGTTGTATTTGAGGGAAATAATGCGAAAGAAGAGACAATAAACCTTGGAAGATGGCAACCGTTTAAGACACTGACCTGCAGACCAATCAGAGGTTCCCTTACTGGTGTTACCCGTTGTGAGGGATTTCTGTATGTGGATGATTTGGTTTCCGGTATTGAAGAGGCGATGTCTATTGATCGTCTGGATAAGCTGTACGGAGAGTACACCACAGATCTTAAATCTCGTAAAAAGAAGAAAGCAAAAGAGATCCACATTGCAACCCGGTGGAGTGTACATGATGTTATTGGCAGACTTGAAAGGATGTATGAGGGAAATCCGAGAGCAGAGTTTATTGCCGTGCCGGACATTGATCCTCTGACCGGTAAGAGTAACTTTGATTACGATTATGACGTTGGATTTGATGAGAAATACTTTCACGATATGGAGATGTCAATGGATGATGTTTCATACCGTTGTCTGTATAAGAGCGATCCGATTGAGAGAGAGGGTATTCTGTATCATCCGACAGAATTGCAGAGATACATCGGAGGACTGCCAGACAGAGAACCGGATTCTATTCTGGCAATCTGCGATACCAAGGACACCGGTACGGACTACAACTTCCTCGGAGTTTTCTACCAGTACGGAGACAGATACTATCTGGAAGATCTGGTGTTCAAAAACATCGACCCCGGAACTTTGGACGAACTCAACTCAGATATGCTTGTTAAGCATCATGTACAGCAGGCACAGTTCGAGAGCAACAAAGAGGGTAGCAGAACCGCAAATGAGGTTGAGAGACTTGTCAAAGCCAAAGGCGGCAGATGCCATATTACGAAGAAATACACCACTCAGAACAAAGAAACCAAGATCATCGTCAACTCTTCATGGGTTAAGGAACACGTCATATTCAAGGATATTACAGAATATGAGCCTAAGAGTGATTACGGTGTGATGATGTCATTCCTTTGCAGCTATACACAGCTCGGAAAGAATAAACATGATGATGCGCCGGATACTCTGGCAATGTTCGCCCAGTTCGTAGATGCTCTTCTTGGCGGAGAGGCACAGGTAGGAAAGAGAAGTGAATTAGGAATATAGAGAGGGATAGCATGGGGAAATACAGTTTTGCCACCAATTTAAAAAAAGAAAGAAAGAACAGGGGAATTACACAACACGAACTTGCAACGGGTGTTCATGTGGCGCAGAATACCGTGAGCGATTGGGAACAATGCAAAAGTTATCCATCAATCGACAAGATATATGATGTGGCAAATTTCCTTAAAATCCCTGTAGGCAGGCTTATTTCTGATGTTCAGAAAAGCAACTGTAAAGCTTACTATACACAAACAAATAAAATTTTTTAAAAATTATGTTCATTCCGCTTGACAACAAGTGTTCAACACGCTATACTGCAAACATACCAAGTGACACGGACATAAGTTAAGCGGAGTGAACACAAGGTATTTGGCATTAAAGTTTCTCCTAACCATTACGGCACAGCGATAGTGCCGTAATATGGGAAGTAAGCTAACTCGGTAGAAGCGATGGACTGAAAATCCATAGGAGTTGGTTCGACACCAACACTTCCCACTCAGGATTACTGTTCCCCGACAGCAATCCTACATCGGAGGGTTCCCACTTATGATAATCCTCCGAAACCTCACATCAAATCTCCCTGAGTGTGAGGTATGGACCATTAGCTCAGTTGGTTAGAGCGTCCGGCTCATAACCGGATGGTCCGGGGTTCAAATCCCTGATGGTCCATTCTGGTTGCAACAGACGGTGCTTCCGGTGCATCGTAAGCGGAGCTCCGGATGGTTGGGGCTGTGAAAGTTAAATGCCCCCGAGCATAGAGCGAAGGATGGTCGCTATGCAAATACTTGAATAAGGAGAACGGATATGTACATTCCTGAATTTTGGTGCGGCGTCGCCGTAACGATAATCACAGAAGTAATAATTGCAATCGCATATTCCATATATGCAGACCACAAGAAAGGAGGCAAGAAGTAATGAACAAAGCTGAATTAGTACAGGCTATAGCTGATGAAACCGGACTTTCTAAGAGTGATGTCGAAAAGGCACTCAACGCATTTGTGGAAGTTGTCGGCGGAGAACTTGGCAAAGGCGGGAAAGTGCAGTTGGTCGGTTTCGGAACATTTGAAGTGACTGAGCGTGCTGCCAGAGTTGGCAAGAATCCCCAGAACGGTAAAGAGATTTCCATTCCGGCTTGCAAAGCACCTAAGTTCAAAGCCGGTAAAGCACTGAAAGATGAAGTGAATCGCTAAATGATCGGAGCGAACTTGGTGTAGTGTGGTGGTTCGATTCCACCTGTGGGTGCAGCTCTAGCGATCAAGATTCCCACCGCTTCTTTCCTAATGTTCTTGGCGATACAAAGAAAATTCCGGGCGGACGGCAACGATTGGTGGTGTTGCGGCGGACTGTAAATCCGTTCCCTTGTGGTAAACATTGGAGGTTCAATTCCTCTTTCGCCCATTTTCAACTGAGAATAACGCTGACTGTTTACAGTTGGTTTAGTGTTCCGGCTGAAAAGTATTGGTGAAAGCCGTGGTAAGCAATCATTAAATAGGGAGATTGCAATGCTCACTGAGAGGCTTATGTGAGTAGTCCGGGAAAGCCGACAGGACTTAAACTTGGAGAGCTTGCGTAAGTCACGCTAAAGACCATTGTTGCAACGATGCCTACGATAGCATAACTGGAAATGCCACGGACACCATGCCGGGGAAAGTGGGGTTCAACTCCCCACCGTAGGACGAGCGGATTTCTTAACTGATTTTCTTAGTCCGGCTTTAACAGGAAAGAAAATTGGCGGTGGCGAGGTTCCGGTGATCACCAAGTGCTTTTACATTACCAAGAGTTTTCAAGAAAAACTCCGGTGCGGAAAATTTACTGCTTAGAGTGCATGAGCGTTACAGCGATTTAAGCGGCGGTGGAAACTTCCGAGAAAGACCTGATTATAGATGTGCGTGAGCCGTAACCAATCGAGCCGTCATGCTTAGTCAGGCGCAGAGGAATGTAGTAGAGGCGGAGAACTGCGAGAACAACGTACATCCGAGGTAAGGCACAAAGAGTTGGACCGTGCCAAGGCTCTCTGAGTAAATAGTCGGTGGTTTATGAGAGCGTGATCGTGGCGGCGAAAGTCGTGGGTCTTGTAAGCAGAGGGACTGCTTATGGGACAAATCCATCCAAAAGATGGTGCGGAGGGGCATAGGGTCCGAGAACCGCATAGACAAATGAATTACCCTTGTTGGCAACTGTCTTACACGTTGCATCGGTTCGGCGGTGGTAACCATCCTAACTGCCGCCGGACTGTATTGGTACATAGTTTAATGGGAGAACACTTTTCGCGAGAAGAGGTGTGGGTTCGAGTCCTACTGTATCAGTCTTGGGATATAGCTCAGATGGTAGTAGCACACGACTGTTAAGCGTGGCGTCATACACGACTGTTAATCGTGATGTCGTGGGTTCGATTCCCACTATCCCAGTTTCTACCACAACCACTAAAGGACCGCTCATAGGGCAGGCGCATGGTCTATGATTCAAAAGGCAAGGCGGTGGCGAAGAAATGCGCCAAAATGATAAAGAGAGGGGATGGTTATATTCCATGGTTGTTGAGTTATGTCCGGCAATTATTGTGTTTATTCCCGTTATCTTCATCGGATTCGCAAAGCCCAGGAAATCGGCAGAGGAATTATGGAAATATATGATTCCAACCTCATATTCTATTATTCCAAGTAGGCACGATAACCACGGATAGCCCATAGTAGGGATAGGATGTGTGAATAGAGAATGGTTGGAACACATACTGCAACTGTTATGGGCGATAATAAGAAAACTTGCGATCAATAGAAAGAAAATGTGTAGCGGGCGGTGTGATAACTCGTCTGACCGCCCGCTTTGAGAATTGCCGTGTGCCCGGTTGGTCGAGGGTGCAGTCTTGAAAACTGTCTGGATGTAAAAGTCTCTGGGGTTCAAATCCCTAACAGCGTATGGTGCATTGCCGTAATGGTAGCGGAGCGTCTTGCTAAGTCGTCCTGCAGAAATGCAGTACAGGTTCGATTCCTATATGCACCGCTATGAGACCGTATTCCACCGGTTGAGGAGGTCTCAGAATTGGATAGTAGGCAGTAAAGGGTAACTGCAATATTAGTACGGTTGAGGAAAAGGTGCGTCCTGGTGTGGCAACAGCGCAAAGTGCAGTGATTGGAATAAGCAGGAATGGCAGCCACCCGCCTTTGATACTATAGGTTCAAAAATCCGTACGCACCAAACACATGAGGTAATCTGCGACTATCGTAATATTCCGGTGTAAGGTTCGATTCCTTATCTATCCAAGGGACCTCAACGCTTTATCTCTGGTTTCCAAGAGGTCGTGGAATAATTAAAGGCAACATCAGAGTAATTGCAAGGAAAAGCACTTTAACTACCCGTTGTGTCGATGTTAAAGACAATCGTTTCTGCCATCTGTACGAAAACAGATAGGCATATTGCGAGAGTAGCTTAATGGTAGAGCAACACCTATTGGTGTAAATGCCGGTTCAACTCCGGCCTCGGCAAAGCCGTCCTGACTTCGGACGCTAAACCAGTTGGGTTAGAGAGATTTCCCGAAAGATATTTTCTATTGGCATTGCCATTGGTCTCGGCAGAACCGCCAATGAGGGGCATTAAGCGGGTGCACGGAAATATTTAATCAAGTCCGCCGGTCACATACTGTCGTAGTTAGCACCGGTTAAGTGAGGAAAGCAAGGAACGACATAGCAGAACTTACAAAGTAACCTAGGGGCGAGGTTACATTATAGCGGAGTGGAGCAGTGGTAGCTTGCCGGGTTCATGCCCCGGAGGTCACAGGTTCAAATCCTGTCTCCGCAATCTTGCGTGGTAGTTCAATGGAGAGAACATTATGAGCGGTTGTCATGCTTCATGTGACACGGACAGCAATAATTCTTTTTTCGATGGTAACGAAGAGATGGGGGTTCGATTCCCTCCCACGCAACTGATACGGATTTCCGTATTAAAACTGAATATGGAGAGATGGCGGAACGGTAGACGCGGCAGTTATGTACAATACATCATGTTTGTGATGCTGACAGCAAATATTACAGCTTGGGGCCTGCTTCATTGTTGGTTCAAATCCAACTCTCTCCAATCAAGGCGATGGCACAAACGTCCTTACAAATCAATAAGATGTGCCACATGGCGAGGTAGCTCAGATGGTAGAGCAATGATGTGAATACGCAGATCATGTTAGTGATCTCAGCAGCAATCTCATTCCAATCCAAGGCATGTGTCGGCGGTTCGATTCCGTCCCTCGTCTCTGCCCCGATTGCCGGTTATGGTAAACCGGAGGGAACATGACTGCGATAACGCTTGTGTTCCGCACAGCAATCGAGTATACGGGTTCAAGTCCTGTCGGGGCAATCAAGTGACGCTTACAGCAATCTTTCAAAACAGAAAAATCCATTGACATTTTTTCCTCGTTTGAAACAGCGTCATGTAAAGAAATGAGGTTGCCTATGAATCGAAAGAAAAATTACAGAGATATGGAAAAGTATCGTAAGGCTTGCCGTAGGCAGAACCAACGGTACTATGCGAAAACTTCAAACCTATATCCACCTAAAGCGTGGACTTCGGCAGAGGAAGCTATGGTTTTAGACCATAAAATTCCAGACAGCGAACTATCAAAGGAGTTGGAGCGTTCTGTAAGAGCAATTCAACATAGGCGGCATAGATTGAAATACCAGACAGAAAGTTAGGGCAGAAAGCCATAAAACTTTATATGGGACGCTCACAGCAAATTATTGGATATGACTGTTAATCATAAAAACCAATAGCGTCCTGAATGATCTTACAAACAATTTTATTATGGGACTCCTACAGCAATCACAATGGTTAAAACAATATCTGCAAAACAATGTGAAGTGGTTCAATTCCACAAATGAGAGTCCTGGAAAGAGAGGAAACAATGAACTTCGCAGATGCAATGAGAAAAGACGGTTCATTTACCAGAACCGAAAACGGTGCTGTGGCACTGAATACTACTGGCGATGCCAGATTAGATCTGTTTGGTACAATCGGATCGCTGAGAGAGGCTGATGAGAACAGAATTACCACTCTGTTTGCAGAGGCATACGCACAGGACAAACTCTTTGCCACAAAGATTGCGTTCTATGCAAGAGACATTCGTGGCGGGCTTGGAGAGAGAAAGACTTTCAGAACAATAATCCGTTACATGGCAGAAAAACACCCGGAAGCGCTCAGACCGAATCTTGATTTGGTTGGCGTATTCGGAAGATACGATGATCTGTATGAGCTTATCGGCACTCCGTTGGAGGACGATATGTGGGCTGCAATGAAGAAACAGTTTGAGGAAGATTTACAGAACCTCAATGCCGGAAATGCAATTTCCTTAGTGGTCTTTCTATGACAAGATGGCAAATAAGTTCCGTAAGGCCGGCTATGTAATCCCGAACATTATCTTCTGGAATGTGAACAGTAGACACGATGTATTCCATGCAGACCATAACCGTAAGGGAGTGCAGCTTGCAAGCGGACAGTCAGTTACCGTATTCAAACAGATCCTGCAGAACCTTGGCTACAATCCGGTTGAGGCTATGGAGAATACAATCAATTCTGAGAGATATGATTGCATCACAGTTGAATAGAGCGTGTAACAGTAGGTGGCGGTCGGAATGACTACCACCTATTTTTTATGGGAGAACGGACATGAAAGTAAGCACAGTGGTTAAAAGGTTCACGGGGAATTTTGAGAAAGCGGATCAAAGAGATTCTATCAATAAGCCTATATCATACGCTTTATATCAGACTTGGAAGTGGGCTGATACATACGAGAAGCCCAGAAACAAAAAGGACGGTGGGATATGACAGAAGAAACAAAACAAGCCTTGCAGTTAAGTTTAAGTGTGTTAAAGGCTACTTGCATTGATCGTGGTGTGAGCATTGCTGTAGACAAGAATACCGGAGCATTAAATTTCTTTGATACAAAAAGGTATCTGGAAGAAAAGGTGTTTGATGGGTACAAAGTAGAAATACAAAATTTGGTTAGATAGGAGATGTTGGAGATGGAACAACCAATAGAACAGTTGAAATTCAAGTTAAGCCAATCCGAGGAAAACTACAAGAAAGTAGTTGAAGAACGAGATAAAGTGAATTTGGAGTATATAAAAATCAAGGCGCAATTAGACGAGGCCAAGAACATGAATGATAGGCTGATAAGAATACTTGAAAATCTGTCAAAAAGAGACTAATAGGAGGACAACCAGTGATACGCAATGAATATATCCATAATCGGAGATTTAAGCAGTATGTAGATAAATACTGTGAACACCATGGCATAACCGTAGATGAAGCTCTGGAACATCAGATTGTAAGGCAGGCATACCTGTACTACACGGAGGTTTAGCAGACATGAGCAAGATTACGCGGATGGTAAATCAGTTGATCGTCATGGATAAGAGCACGGCATCCCACGAGTGGTACAAGGTTGTAATGGTCGAGCGGATCGTCATGGTCGAAAATAACACGCAACGCAGGCTTGTGTATTACGACGGGAAAAAACAGCGTGGGATGGTAAATGAGATGTATTTTGACGAGACAATGCGATTCCCAGCAAGGGCGTACAGGTTAAAAGGATAGCAGACCGGACAGCTCCGGTTTGCGTAAATTAAAGTTTAGACGAGGAGGAAATAAAGATGAATACTGGATTGTTTGATAAAAACGGGCAAGAGATAAAAATAGGTGATAGAACAAGATTGATTTTAGACGATGGAGAAGTAAGAGAATTCGATGTTTGTTTTAAGACTGTAACTAGGATCGTAAAAAATCATCCTACGTTTGTAGATGGATATTCTCGGGTTGCTATCACAGGTGTCGTGTTCCAATGGGAAAATTATGAATTATTTCCATGTTTAGATGAAAATGGAATATCGGATGTGAGCAAGATGGAAATCATTCATTAAACTGAAATTTAGGAGGACAAACATGCAGGAAGCGTTTAAAAGAATTCTGTCAAAGCTTGAGGGAATAGAAGTACACTGTTTAGAAATGAGTGATTGGCAAGGACAGAGTGCGATTGAAAGTGCTATTGAAATTGTCAAACAGGAACAACAAAGCTACATTGGAAATTGGATTCCATGTAGCGAAAGGCTCCCTGATAAAGAAGGAAGCTATTTGGTTGTAGGAAAGACAGGCGGTGCCGTTGTTACAAGATGGTATGCACCAAGCGTATATTATCCTAATGGTCATTTTGGTGGAAATTGTGCAGATTACATCAGATATTGGATGCCAAGACCGATAGCACCGGAATAAAAAGCGAACTAATACGAAATTTAGTGGAGGTAGAGCATGGAACAGAGATGGATACCCAAGTTAGGGACAAGGATTATCAGAATACGGACAGAGCAGCATTATATTATCAATAAGGTGGAGAAACATTTTTTTAAGAAAGAGGTAAAGTATCACTTAAAGCAAGAGGATGGTCCTGTTGACTTGATAGTACGGTATGACGAGTTAAAAACATTGTTCAGCCCCATAAAGCAGACCAATGCCGACCGGATTCGGAGCATGACGGACGAGGAACTGGCGATCCATATGATGTGTCCCAATGACACGGGACTGGCAGAATTTGAATGTGACAAAAGTGATAGTTGTAATTGCTATGAGTGCTTATTAAAGTGGCTCCGGGCGGAAAGTGAGGAATAGCATGGAAAGATTAACAATACGTTCAAAAAACAGTGATATGGTTTGGTTTAAGGATGCAGAGAATGGTAATGCACACCTTGAACCATGTGAAATGACTGCACATCATAACAGAATGGCACTTGATAAGCTTGCCACTTATGAGGATGCCGAGGAACAGGGACAGATCCTGCGGTTGCCGTGTAAGGTGGGAGATACAGTTTATGCGTTTTTATCAACCTGCAATTATTTCACAGAATGTCAAATTAACAAAATAGAATTAAAGCCTACTCTTTATGGCAATACATGTTACTTTTTGGAGCCAATAGGTCATCGAGGGTGTTTATACAGATGTTTTGAGGATGAGTTTGGAAAAACGGTATTTCTCACAAAAGAGGAAGCCGAAGCCAAGCTGAAAGAAATGAGTTGTTTCCAAAATGGAAATAACTGAAAGGAGTAGCCATGACGGAGAATGAAGCAATTGAAGAATTAAAATATGATTGTAACGAACTTGGAAAAGCGATTCCGTGTGATACATCATGGGGGAAATCATTTGAAAATGCTTATGCAATGGCAATCAAGGCACTGGAAGAGGTACAGCAGTACCGGGCAATCGGCACACCGGAAGAATGCCGGAAGTCCGCAGACATCTGCAAGGCTATGGCAGAACGCAGAATTTCACTGCAGAACATGGAAGATTACATGAAATTCGAGGATGAATGCGTAAAACGTGGATTTACATTTAACAGTCTGCTGGAAGCCAGAGAAAAACAGGAACCGAAGAAACCTACAGACAGATGCATGTATAAAGAATGTCCTGCTTGCGGTGAAGTAGAAATTGAATTTTGCAAATATTGCCCGAGTTGCGGTCAGAAGTTAGATTGGAGGAATGAAGAATGAGCGAAGAACTTAAGTCGTGCCCATTCTGTGGCGGAGAAGCAGTTATCAAAGCAGTTAATAGAAATTACGGTCTCACTATCTGGTGCCAATGCCCAAAATGTGGTGCAAGAACAGAAGGATATTTACCAAATACGAATAACGAAGATGCAACCATTGATAGCATTGAAAACTGCAAAAATAGAGCATTAGAGAAATGGAACAGGAGGGCAGACAATGGGAAGGCTGATTGATGCGGAAGCATTGAAAAAGGACATATTATCTCAAAGCATTTTAGGCGAAACAATTGGAAAGGTATTAGACAGATATATACATGTTGTGGACAGCCAGCCTACGGTATTTGATGTGGACAAGGTTGTGGAGCAGTTGGAAAAGAAAAAGCAGACACACAAGCGTGTCATTGAGTATGAAAAGAAAAATGGAACTATAACAGAAGAATTTCAGCAAAGGAAAGCGGTTGAAGTTTTGGAAAATGCAATCCAGATCGTGAAAGGTGGCGGTGTAGATGGCAATTAAACCGATTTTATTCAATACCGAGATGGTACGGGCGATTCTGGACGGACGGAAGACTTGCACTCGGAGGTCGGTAAGTTCTCGGCAGTTTCTGGGAATGTTGCCAGACAAGTGTAAAAATGCTGCGCCTGATGAATTTTTAAAAGGCAAGAGGATGATGTTTAAGCCATATTGCGACATGACGGATGCAGAATTGATAATGACGGCATATAAAGCACCGTATAAGTATGAGCCGGGCGATATCCTGTATGTCCGGAAACTGTATGGCAGAAAATAGGGTACTATTTGGATATTGACGGAGAGACAAAACCGTCATGGTATAACGAGTTTAAGTACGTTGCATCGGACGAAAAGCCAGAAACGGGGTGGAATTATAGTTGGGCTAAACGCCCTTCAATCCACATGCCGAAAGAAGCGGCGCGTATCTGGCTTAAGGTTACGGATGTGAGAGTGGAGCGGTTGCAGGATATCACAGAAGATCAGACAGAAGAAGAAGGCTTTTTGTTTACGCCGCCATGTTTGCATCTGACAGGAGAAAATTACTGTGACATAGACGGACCATGCACAAGCGAGATTAAATACTGTGATATGGGTGCAGGGGAATTGTTTGGAACAGTGTTGTGGAACAGCACCATTAAGAAATCCGACCTTGACCGCTACGGCTGGGATGCAAACCCTTATGTATTTGTAATCGAATTTGAGCGGTGTGAGAAGCCGGAAGGAGTGTGAGGTATGGCTAAAGCAGTATTGGTTATGGATATGCCGGAACGGTGCGATATGTGCGATTTTGTAGATGGAGAAAAAACATTGTATTGTGGAGTACCGGGAGTTGGAGAGGAAGTGACGGACTATATATCATGTAGACCGGATTGGTGTCCGCTCCGGGAGCTGCCAGAGAAGAAAGTCGCAGATAAGCGATTAGCGATAAGTCCTTTGACAGAAGGGTATCTCAAGGACTTTGAAAAGGGCTGGAACGCCTGCTTGGATGCAATACTCCACAAGTAACAACCTCAGAGTTTACAGAGTATGAAAAAAGGCGTTGAGAAGTTACAAGGAGAACAATTATGGGAAAGAATAACAAACTGATAAATTCACTGAATGAAATTGCAAGGAGAAACCGCTCACAGAACGTTGCTACTGCGGCAGACCAGATGGTTCCACAGATATATGCTGCGATTGCCATAGCACTTCACAGAACCTATGGATTCGGATATAAGCGTATCAATGATGTGTTTGTAGAATCACAGCACATTTGGGAAAGCTATGCCGGGGACGGAGCCGGTATGGTAAAGAAGTGTGAGGAAGAAACCGGAGTGACGGTATGTAGCCCGGAAGAGGCACAGAGATTGATGGAGGGACAGAATGGGATGTAACGGAATTTGCGGTACTTGTGTATGGCATGATAATTTTAATGGGACAACGGATTGGATATGCGCCAATGAGGAAAGTGATTGCTACGGAGCAGTCACATCATGGGATGATTATTGCACAGACTACGAACCAAAACACATAGAATAACGAACTCAATTACATCATTTAACTTTCAATTATATCATTTGAAAAGGAATGACTACGTTGAATATCGGCTACACCGATATTTTAATGCGTTATCATTCCTTTTTTGTTAAAATGATGGTGTCTTGGTATAGACGTTGGTGGATTATCCCTTTCTTGATATGGGGTAGTGAACGCTACTCCATATTGGTAAGCCCGGATAGCTCAACTGGAAGAGCATTTGATTTGTAATCAAAAGGTTGTGGGTTCGATTCCCACTCTTGGCTCTTGCCTCTTTCGAGAGGCCATGGGTTCCTCCATTATTGTAGGATAGGGCGGTGGCGAGCCGCCCAGTAATGTGTGGTGGCGTAGTTCGGTAGCGCATCTGACTTTTAATCAGACGGTCGTGGGTTCAAATCCCATCCACGCAACTATTCACATACAGAAAGGAGCAGCTATATTGGAAACGGAAAACGTATACTGCCCTGTATGTAAGGCGCGGGCAAACCGTGAAAAACTTCTTTTCAAGAAAGTACCCGGAGCATCCGGCACGATTTTCATAAACTGCCGTGGATGTAAGGAAGTAATAAAAATAGAATTAAGCAAAGAGCCTTTGAGCCGGTTAAGTCATAAGTAGACTTGATCGGTTCTTTTGTTTTATTCGGAAAGGGGAAACTTCATGTACGCGAGCAACCGTCCAACTCTCGGTAGGCGAATGTTAATGACTGATGAGAGGGAAATTACGAAAGACAATATCATATCGGTTGTATCTAAGGCGTTTATGGAACACCAGGAGAATGTGGCACAGGAAGTTTTTCTTTTTGAGTACGAGAAAGGCAATCAGCCAATTCTTAACCGTGAAAAGAAAATCAGACCGGATCTCAATGCCACAGTCGTAGAAAACAATGCTTCAAAGATTGTGGACGTGCATCTGGGATATTGTTTTTCCAACCCGATCACTTTCGTACAGAGAGCAAAGATAGAACCGACAAAGAAACAGAAGAAAGCCTTATTCGGATTTTTGAGAAAAAAGGATGAGGACGATGGAGAGAATATTGACGATTTGAAGATCGCCATGCTCAATAAAATGATGCAGGAGCAGAGCAAAGCGGCAAAAGATATTGCCCTTGGAAGAAACCTATTTATCTGTGGTGTCGGCTACCAGATGATGCTGCCGAACAGAAATAAGAGCAGATATTCTCCATTTGAGCTATTGGTTCCAAGTCCACTTACAACCTTTGTGGTGTACTCAAATGACGCATATAGAGAACCGGTGCTTGGATGCACCTATTCTGTACATGATGATGGAACAATTACTCTTACGGCATACTCAAAGAATTTCTGCTATACCATTGAGCATGAGTTGAACACGACAGACTATCATCTGAAAGAGAATATCGCACCAAACCCACTCCGAAGAATACCGGTCGTTGAATTTTATCTGAATGACCGCATGGGTATTTTTGAAAAGGTTATCCCGCTGATGGATGCAATGAATCTTGTGGATTCTGACCGTATCAATGATATTCTGCAACACGTTCAGAGCTTACTCTGGATGCACAACTGCCAGGTAAATGAAGAGGGCAAGAAAAACCTCGTAGACGGCGATGGAGTCATTATGACAAAGAGTACCGGGGACGGCAAGGAGGCAAAGATCACTTATCTCAATCAGACATTGAATGAGAGTGAGGTTCAGAAACTTGTGGATCATCTCAATTCTCAGTTGGAGCAGATTACCTCTACACCATCATGGCAGGAGGCAAGTGGCGGTTCAACCACCGGTGCAATGCAGTTATCCAATGGATGGCAGTGTTTGGAGATTTCCGCTAAGACGGTTGAGCAGTTATTCACTGAGCCGGAAATGCAGCTCATTGATTTGGCAATCGAAATCATTAAGACAGATCAGAGACCGTATGACGGTCTGAAAGATATAGAGACGGCAGATGTTGAAATCCGTTTCTGCCGTACAAAAACCTATGATTTGGTGTCTAAAACCAATTCCCTTGTGGCATTGCTTAATGCCGGAGTAGACGGTCTTACATCGTTTAACACTGTTGGACTGTTCACAGATCCACAACAGGCATGGGTTGATAGTAAACCTATTATTGATGGCATACAGAAGAAACTTGCCTCCAAGGAGGAAAAGACACAGCAACCGAACCCTAACGCATACAAGGATGAAGAGGGGAACGGTGGGGAGAACAACACGGAAAAAGATAAGACTGAGGAATCTAAGCAGCCAAGTAAGACTGCAATGGTAGAAGAATAGGCGGTGTGAACTATGTATAATCCGGTTGAATACTTTGACGAAATGAACATTCTCAAAGACGATAAGCTCCGCCGGAAGAAAACCGCCAAGGAGTTTATAAATGCACTTGTAGACTTCTTTGAAGCGCAGTTCCTCAATCTTATTTCCGGTATTTTCCTTTACGAAAAGACGAGTGCTGATTATGAAAATGAACTCATGGATCTCTATTTTGCCATGATGCCGGAATATCAGTACGAAACAGAAGTAAGGGAAAAGGCATACAGATTTGCAAAGTATATTCAGGAAGCCACAGAGAGGGCAGTGGCAAATGCCAACGGCAACGACGATTATAAAATGTCTCGCATGACCGGCGGCTTGATGAAAGAAGAGGATGTTCCCAAAAGTGTAAAAAGGATGTTCTCGGAGGTTAGAGCCACGGAGATCGCCCTGAATGAGACGAACTGGATATATAACTGGATAAATCATCAGAACCTCGTGGATAAGAAACAGACCACCCATACATGGGTAAGCATGAGGGATGAACGTGTCCGGGTTAGCCACTGGGAGGCGGACGGCCAAACAGTTCCTATTAACGAGCCTTTTATCATCAATGGGTACAAAATGATGTTCCCACTCGATGATAGTATGGGCGCACCGATAGATGAGATCATCAACTGCCGGTGCGTAGAATTATAAATCAGGAGGTAGAAAACCAATGGCAACTGCAAAAAAGACAGCAGCAGACAAGAAAAAGATGGACGATAAGAAGAAAGCAGCTTCAAAGAAATCCGTTTCAAAGAAAGATACTGCCAAGAAAACTGCCAGTAAGAAAGCGGCAGCAAAGAAGTCCACAGCAAAGAAAACTGCTACCAAGAAAACAACTGCCAAAAAGGCAGCAAAGAAAAACTAACTGAATACAGTTAGAGCCTATGAGCCGGATGTGATGGAAAATCGTGTCCGGCTCATTTTTTCGGTTACAGAGGGAGTAATCCCTTTCAGATAACGGGTTAGAGAAAACCCTCATCAAACGCATACAACTATTGTCTTGCAGAGACGCAAGTAAAAAAACGCAAAAGTCTATACGGAGAGAACCGAACAAACGCAAAAATTTATACGGAGAGAACCGTTCAAACGCAGGAGGTCAATTATGGCAGATGTAAACAGCACAGCAACTCAGAACCAGACACAGCAGCAGTCTCAGGCAACACCGCAGAACCAGTCTACTCAGGCATCTAGTACACAGCAGCAGTCTCAGGTAGAGAATCATGAGGAAAACAATTCTGGCGGAGAAATGACCGTTGAAAGTCTTATGGCGCAGCTTGCACAGGTCAATGCGGAGAACGCAAAGTTGAAAACTGACAATGATAAGATTTGCGCCTCAGAAGCAAATCTTCGCAAGCAGCTTAGAGCTAAGCAGACAGCCGAAGAGAAGGAGGCAGAGGCAAAAGCGGAACAGCAGGCTCAGAGAGATGCTTATGTCAAGGAACTGGAAAAATTCAAAGCGGTAGCGGAATCATCGGAGCGTTACTTAGGAATGGGTATGCCGGCCGAAATGGCAAGGGCTACGGCAACAGCAGAGTATGAGGGAAGCATGGATGTTGTTACCGGAAACATCACTAAGTTTATGGCGGAAAGAGACAAACAGAAAGAGTCGGAAATCCGCGCTCAGTATTTGGCTCAGATGCCTACGCCGCAGTCTGGAAACGTAGGTCAGGTTGACTATTCAGCACAGATTAAACAGGCAATGGACGCAGGCGATTCACAGGCTGCGATTCTTGCAATATTAAGTCAAAGTGCCGCTAACAATCAGCAGGCATAAATCTAAAGGAGGTAATGAATTATGGCACAGGGCACAGCAACATCATTCGCTGTTCCTAATTTTAGCGGAATGTTATTCGCTAAAGGACAGACAGCAACACCGTTCTCTACTATGATTGGCGCAAGACCTCTTGTAACCAATCATGTAGAGTTTACTTGCGGTCAGGAGTACAACACAGAAACAGGCGAACAGCCGGAGATTTCTGAAACAGCATCCCTTACTGCACCACAGCCGGAAATGGTAACTAGAAGCCAGCTTACCAATGTAACTCAGATCTTCCAGAAATCCGTTGCGATTTCTTACGGAAAGCAGAGTAACATGGGTACACTGCAGGGTATCAATGTGGCCGGTCAGCAGGCAAACCCTATGGACGAGCTTGCATTTCAGGTTTCTCGTAGAATGGCAAAGATCGCACAGGATATTGAGTACACATTCATCAACGGAAAGTACGCAAAGGCAACTACTGATGCAGAGGCCAATAAAACAAGAGGACTTCTGACAGCTATCACAACCAACGTACTTGATCTTGCTAAAAAGCCTCTCACATACTGGCTTGTAGCAGAGGGATTAAAGTCCATCCACGATCAGGGCGCAAAGACAGACAACATTGTTCTCGGAGTTGATGCAACTACAATGTTGCAGCTTAACCTTGATGCGCAGCAGAACAACCTTACAATCGTTCCCCTTGGAAGAGAAGTGAACGGTATCAAATTACAGACAGTAGTTACCCCTCTTGGAGAAGTGGCAGTTGCTTTGTTTGATACTATGCCTACCGGTACAGCCGTTCTGTTCGATCCGGCCATCATGGCTCCGGTTCATCAGATGGTTCCTGGCAAGGGCAATTTCTTCTTGGAGCAGCTTGCAAAGACTGGTGCAGGAGAAACATATCAGATTTTCGGACAGATTGGTTTGGATCACGGTCCTGAGTGGATGAGCGCTAAGTTCACAAATATTTCCACAGATCTTCCGAGCAAACTGACAGCAACCACAAAACCGGGGGAATAACAGGTCATACCCTTGACGGTGGTTCCCGTATCGTAGCCGATTCTTCTGTTTCCACATCATCAGATGTGAGCACAGAAGAGACGGTTACTGATGTCACAAAGAAGTATACAGAGGAAGAACTTAATGCTCTGACAGTGGCACAGATTAAGGCTATCGCAACGGAACGTGGGTATGGCATGAAAGAAACCGTGAAAGCAAAAATAATCGCAGAGTTCTTAACTCAGCAGGGATAAGAAAGTGAGGACGGGGCATGAACGCAAAATTATTGAAAGTCATTCTCGATGATGAGACTCTCACTGATGAGCAGATTACCGTCCTCCTTATGAAAGCCCAGAAGCAGGCTGCAAATCAACACTTTTGGGCGGATGATGATGAGCCAACAAATGAGGAATTGGAGAGATTTTATAAACGATATGAGTTTGAAATCTATGATCTGGCGAAAGCCATCAACTCTGATGATGCAAGGGACGGCTTGGTATCTCATACGGAACTGGGGATTACCCGTAACTGGGGACAAACAGGGAAAAAAGACATTGAGATTGCCTTATCAAAGATACCGCCAAAAACCTATGTAGGGCTGTTAAGGAGGGATGCTGACAGTGAGACTTAAGGATCTTAGGATGAATCAGGTTCCGTTTTTCTATCAGACCTATGAGGGGACGGTAGATGAGGTGGATGAGGATGGTAATTTTACCGGTGATAGTATACCAAGGTATTCAAATCCGGTGCGTGCGCTTGCAAGGGTAAGTCCAAATTCCGGGAATGCGGAGGACTCTCCTTTTGGTAAGGACATTGTCTATGACAAAACCATATCCACTGTCAAGAAGCTGCCGATTGATGAATACTCGAAGCTCTTTATTGATGTAGTTCCGGTTCTTAATGAGGACGGTTCTACGGACACTGAACCAGATTATATATGCGTTTGTCCTAAACATGATCTACAGCAGAATTTATGGGCGATACGGAAGATAAAGGGGGCGGAAATGTGCAAGACATAATCCACATAAACCCATTTGACCCGGACAGCATAGACGAAGCAATAAAGGAATTGGAAAAGCGAAAAGAACGCATTCACAAATGCGCTGAAACGCTAATCCGAAAGCTCACCAACCTTGGCATGGAAAAAGCCAGGGAATTAGTTCCTGTAGATACCGGAGTTGCAAGGGCATCCATTATTGGCTATCTGGATGAAGCAGAGGGCGTTGGTATCATCAGTGCCGGAGGTTACTGCAAATACATTGAGTTTGGTACTGGCGTAAGGGGGAGGGATAGTTCCCATCCGAGTGAAGAATACAAGGCAATTATGCAGTGGGCTTACAATTCCGGCGCAACAATCTTTACCACGAAGGACGGAAGAGAGGGATGGTATTATCCGGCTGACGATGGTACATGGCGTTTCACAGAGGGTATGCCGTCAAGACCATTTATGTACGAAACGGCACAGTATCTGAGAAAAGAAGCAAGCAGAATAGCAAGCGAGGTATTCAAGGATGGTTAAGGATAATGTGAATTTGTATTTTACCAACCTCCTAAAAGACTTGCAGAACCAATATAGCGGTTTGAAAGGAGGACAGGTGTTCAAAGCAACACCGCCATCTTTTCCTTATATGTACTTCAAACAGATAGGCGGAGAAAGTGCACTATTCACACTTTCAAATACTGAGGATGGCATTAATCTTGGTTTGGAAATCAAATTTTACTCCAACAAAACCGCCTCAGAAGTGCGGAAGATTGCAAACTCCGCAAGAGAACACATGATAGGAAACGGATTTCGCTGCGATTATTTTTCACCAGTGGAGAATGTAAGCGATACTTCCGTATCACAATTCCTCACACGGTTCTCAAAACTGGAAACATGATTAACTCCATCGGATAGGGTCGCTCCCGAAAAGCACTTGCCTGGTGTCTGCCGGTGGTTTTAATAAATCAAGGCTTTACCTCTTAGGCAAAGGGAAATTCAAGGAGGTAGAACAAAGATGGCAAAATGTACAAACGTGACATATCTCATGCACAAGAAAGCAGGAGACGCAGGGTTTGAAAAGCTGCTCGACATTACCGAGTACCCGGATCTTGGTGGAGAAAAGGAAAAGCTCGATGTTACAACACTTTCCGATACCAAAAAGAGAACCATTAACGGTATCGAGGACACCGGGGATCTTACTTTCAAAGCATGGTACGAGAAAGCGGATTACAAGAAGCTTCTGGATCTGCAGGAAGCCGGAACGGTTGAAACATACCAGTTGTGGTTTGGCGAAAATGGTACTGATGGGAAATGGGAGTGGTCAGGTATTATGGCTGTTTATCCGACAAGCGGATCTTCCAACAATGCAAGAGAAATGTCATTCTCAATCACTGATGAGGGCGAAGAAGCACTTCATTATGTAGAAGAATAAGAAAATCAAATCAGTGGCAGAGTGAAAAACTCTGCCACATAAACAGGACAAATTAATGAAAGGACAATTAAAAGTATGATTTTACAGACAGCGAATGGACCTATGGAGATTAAAGTTGCAGATCTCGATTTTACAAACCTTATGTGTGATTTAGAAGATCGAGATATTGATGTAATGGGGCTTTTGGACAGTGAAAGCAGAGACAATATGCCGATTTTTAAGACGGTCAGGGGAATTACCGCAGTTCTTACCGGCACAAAGGATCTTACAGAAGCCGGGAAGATTTTGAGTGAACACCTTAAACACGGCGGATCTATGGATGAAATCATGGGAGCCTTTACGGAGGCAATGAAAACCGCGGGTTTTGGCGAGGAAGCCGAGGCGGATCAGAAGAATGCAGGAAAGACAACCAAGGCTGTAGCAACAGAGTAGAGGAAATTGATTTCAGTAAATATAAGTCATTTACGGAGATTATCAATAAAGTTTGGCTTCCAAATGCGCTCCTTTATGGGGTATCTTATGAAACCTTCTGGAAATTAAATCCGAAGAAATTAGAGCCTTTTCAAAAGAAGAGAGAAATGGAAGCGAAAGAACAGGCCACGACTTTAGATATATTGGCGTGGTCCGTTGGTTCGTATGTCGTAGATGCCATGGCAATATTCCTTGGTAAAAATGCTCCGGCATACCCAAGCCAACCAAGAAGCATGAACAGCACGGAAAACGCACCGCCAGGAGAAGAAATGACGGATGCAGACAGATTTGCTGCCTTTGCCGCAGAACATAATAAGCGATTGAGACAGCGAAAAGAAAAGTAGCTGATTACATGGGGATAGGTTGACGAACCGAAACAGCGCAAGTCCGGCGCAGTTCCCCATGTTTTCTTATATTCGGACAAAACAATACCACCCACGGACAGGGTTTTACGAAGTGAGGTGGCAAAATGCCTGATAACAGAGTCGATAGCATCTTATTAGAAATAGGAGCCACCACTGATAAGGCGGATGGTGGTATTGATAAAGTTACGAAAGCTCTTACCTCAATGAAGAAAATCACTGAGGGGATAGATATAGAAAAATTTAAACGGGTAGTTGATGCAATGAACGGTTTCTCAGGAATGGGAGATGATCTTAAAAATGCCGGTAGCGGCATGAGAAGCATAGCATCTTCTATTAAATCTTTGTCGGATATAGATACTGCGAAACTAAGAGAGATTGCAACTACCGTAAAAGAAGTAAGTGCTGCACTTGGAAATCTCGGATCAAATAATAAAATTAGCATCAAAATTGATTCTGAGGGAGCAATCCGTAGAAAAATTCAGCCATCAGAAAGAAGGACGAGGCAGAGAACATCCACAGAAGGAGCAACGGTAGCAGCAGATGCACAGGCAGCAATGAGATCTGCCTCAGATGCCGCAGATCGCTTGGCACAAGCGGAAAATAGGCTTGCAATAGCTGGACGAAACGCAGCGGCCGGGGAGGCAGTACTTAGCGACAGTATAAATCAGACAGATACCAATTCTGCAAATCATCACATTCAGGAGCTTGTAGACCAGATCAACAAATATAAAGCCACCATTAACGATATGGAAAATGGCAAAGTGATGATTGATACCAGCCAATATGAAAATGCCGTGAATGGTCTCAGGCAGGCAAGAGAACAGTTTGATCGCTTTAAGGAAAATGTAACGCATATTCCGAAGAGTATGGATGATGTTGCAAACTCTATATCTGCTATTGGAAATGCCGCTAGCCAATGCGGACTTGAAACATTTTCTTCCGTATTAAGCAATGTTGCCGCTATACTTCCGGCGATTGAAACGGGAGGTATGGCTGCGAATGCTGGTTTCCAGTCGATGGCGGTAGGATTAGAGGCCGTTCAGTCAGCAATACCAGTTATCGGAATAATATTGACCATAATCACTGCGTTGGTTAATGCAGTGAGAGGTGCTACAAATGCGTTTAAAAATGGGTTTAGCAAAATAGTATCTGTTGTAAAATCAGCAGCATCTAAAATCCGCCAGGGAATATCCGGCATCATTGCTAAATTCAAGGAATTTAACAAGAAAATTAAAGAGACACTTGGAATATCTGACAAGTCATTCTCCACATTTTCAAAGAAAATGAAATCATTACTCAGACTTGGAACATTTATGCTGCTCAGAAAGGCTTTCACATATCTGTTTAAGTATATAGGTGATGGTTTTAATAATCTTGTCCTCTATTCGGATGCTTTTGGGACAAAGTTTCACAGCAGTGTAAGTAGATTGTGGAGCGATATAAAGTGGTTAGGGAACTCTCTGGCAACGGCATTTGAGCCAATTATAAATTATATTATTCCTGCGCTGGATAGGTTGATTTCAAAGCTTGTAACCGCAACACGCGCACTTGCACAGTTTTTCTCTGCACTGACCGGAAAAGGTGTCTATACAAAGGCAATAAAGCTAAATGACAATTACGCATCAAGCTTGAATAAAGCATCAAAGGCTGCCGATACGCTGACAGCAGGTATAGATGAACTGAACATACTGCAGGAGAACAGTGGTGGAGATGGAGGATCAACTGCACCAGAAGATTCATTTATCACAGAAGATATTTCTGCTTCCATGAAGGATTTTGCTCAAAAAGTAAAAGATGCCTGGAAGTTAGGAGACTTTACGGATATAGGCAAAGAACTTGGTGATAAGCTTGCAGAAAGCCTTGCAAATATACCGTGGGACGTTATTCGGGAAAATGCAAGAAAACTTGGGAAAAGCCTTGCAACGCTGATTAATGGCTTTATTCAGGGGGAATTTGACGGAAAATCAGTTTCATGGTGGATAGGACATACTTTGGCAGAGGCGGTCAACACAGCCTTTGAGTTTTTGTATGGGTTTGTTCATAATTTTAATTTTGCTGATTTTGGAAGAGCCATAGGTGATCTTGTCATAGGAGCGTTAGATACCCTTGATTGGGACCTGATAAGAAACACGGTTTATGATCTTGCAAATGGCATTAAGGATTTATTCAACAGTATATTCGGAAACACAGAAATGTGGGAAAAGCTTGGCACAGCTATATCCAACGGGATTAATACTGTCCTTAAAGGTGTTTGGATTTTAGTGGATGGATTTGACTCAGCGGCGTTTGGACAATCCATGGGGAAGTTTTTCACAAATGCTATTGCAATGATAGATTTCCCTTTAATAGGAAAAACGTTGTCAAAAGGTATTATGAAAGCGTTTGACTCGCTTTATAACTTTGCCGTTACATTTGATTTTGACACTTTGGCCAAAAATATTTCTGGTGGTATCAATAACTTTTTTAATGGCCTGCACTGGAAAGATTATATTGCTATAGGCCCGAATGGACAAACAGAATTTAAGGCTGGAATTACCACTGCTTTTGCAACTCTGTGTGGCAAAATAGGAAAATGGCTTGCTGATATTATCAGAGAAACCGATTTTGAAGTTGCCGGAGAAGCACTCGGGAATGCTGTTACAACGATATTTGTAGGAATAAAAAAATTTTTCGATCAGATTGATCCTATCGAACTCGGAAACAAGATAGCTGACTTTATCAACGGAGCGTTTGATGCTTTTAATGCGATGGATGCGGTTCACACAATTAATACCATTATCCAATGGGTTAGTGATGTGTTCCACACCGCAATGAGAAAAATTAAGTGGGATGAAATTGTCAGTGATATAAAAACCCTTCTTTTAGGTATAAATTGGAAAGATGTGTTTTCTCTATGCTTTGAAGCTATCGCAAAGGTATGGATATTTAAGAATATATTCAAGCAAGAGGCAATTTGGATAATAGGATCGCAACTTGTAGCAGGTTTTTTTGAAGGAATTATAAATGCACTGGCAGATGTAGGCGCATGGTTAAAAGCGCACTTTGTTGATCCTATTGTAAACGGAGTAAAGGCACTCTTTGGGATCCATTCACCGAGCACTGTATTTATGGAAATCGGTCAAATGATTGTGGCTGGATTACTCCAAGGCTTGCAGGGGGCATGGCAAACAATCTCTGCCTTTTTCGTGCAGGCGTGGGAAACAGTAAAAACGACCATCAGCACTGCTCTGATCGAGGTAAACGAAATTGCTGTTTCCGGTTGGAATTTTATAAAAACAACCTTTTCAGATGCTTGGACTGCCATAACAAGCGGTGTATCAAATGCCTGGCAGACTATATCTACGACTTTTTCAGAAGCATGGAGTAACGTAAAAACCAAAACAAGTGAAGCGTGGGAAAGCATTAAGGAGAACTTTAGTCAATCGCTTCAAAACATAAAGAATGGTGTAGATGAAGCATGGAACAGTATTAAAACGCATTTTTCCAATTCCTGGGAGCATATCAAAAGTAATACACAGGAAGCTTGGGAGCATATAAAAAATACCTTCACATCATCTTGGGATAGCATACAAAATTCCATCAGAAATGCTTGGGAAAATATTAAGTCTGTATTTGCAAATTCTTTGGAAAATATCAGGAATGGTGTTGCTTCCGCATGGTCCACGATAAAGACTACGTTTTCAAATTCTTTGGAAACGGTCAAAGCCAGTGTTACAAATGGATGGAACCATATCAAAGATACTTTCCAAAACTCATTGGAAAAAATCAAATCTCATGTGAGTGATGGTTTAAGCAATGTTAAAGAAATATTCAGGTCAACGCTAGAAGCTATAAAAAATAAGGCTCAGAGCGGCATGGAGGCAGTCAAGGAGCATTTTGCAACAAAGCTGTCTAATATAAAGGATCTTGTATCTGAATCATGGAATAACATTAAGTCAAAGTTTGATAACGGGATGGAGAAAGCGCATTCTGCGGTACAGTCTGGATGGACGAAAATCAAAGGTTCCTTCCATGATGGGATCGAGAAGATCAAGGCTGCCATTACCGGATCAGATTGGATGTCATTTGGAAGCAACATTGTTAATGGTATTTGGAAAGGAATATCAAACGGATGGGAGTGGTTGAAAAATGGTGTTAAAAACCTGGCAACCAGTCTATATGATGCCGCAAGGGGAGCACTGGGAATTCATTCACCATCCAAAAAATTCTCTGAAATCGGCCGGTATATAGTCGAAGGACTGAATGTGGGGATTGATGATAACAAACGCAGTTCCATCAGCACAATTTCATCATGGGCTGATAGCCTGACAAGTGTTCCAATGTCATTAAGCACCAAATTTAAAGTGGATGATTCGCAATTTCAAAATTACCAAAACAATTATGGAAATGACTTTACGAATGAAGCAATCGTACAGCGTGTGACCAGGGATGTTTCAACAACCGGAGCAGTTCAGGCAACCCTTAATTCCGGTGGGGGGCTAAAAGATGCCATTAAGGATGCGCTGGATGAACTTGGAATAACATCTGAGGTAAGCGACATATCAAGAAACACAAAGATCCAGGCTGAAAAGAAGGAAAAGACAACGGTACAAATTGGAAGCCGCACCGTAAATGATGCAGTCATAGCACAGCAAAACGCAAATGGATTTGTGTTTGTAAATTAAGGAGGGGTGCAGAATGGCATATATATCTGTAAATGGTTATGATTTTCCACCCCCAAAACGGGGGGCAAAGCCTACTGTGGCAACTATGGTAGACGCAGGCAGGAATGCGAATGGGGCGGTTGTTGCTCAGAGAGTTGGGCGGGATCAGTACAAGCTTGACACTCTGGAATGGCCGTGGCTGACAGCAGCGGAATGGAGCCGGATGCTTATGGTGCTGAGTGCATTTTTTGTATATGTCACTTTCCCGGATCCGGTCACAATGAAGAAAATCACATTAAAGATGTACCCAGGAGACAGAACGGCAGAACCGTATTGGATTGATGCTGCCGGAAACCCTATAACATACCAAAGCTGTAAGGTAAACCTGATTGATTGTGGAGAGTGATAGCTTATGCAAAAAGTTTCAAATGAATACAAAATAAGCATGAAAAACTCTCTGAGAGAGAGATCATATATGATGATTTCTTTTGGACTCTTCAACCAAGAAGCGCAAACCAACGCAGAGGTAAAAAACGGAGAAACAACATATTTTTCGGATCCACAAGACATTTTTAGCAAAAGTGATGTATATGATTACGCAACTTTAGAAGAAAATTTTACTAGAGTTGATGGGGAAATGTTGTTTCTCCCAAAAGAAAAAGAGGGAAATATCTATTATAACAATGGATTAGTAAGTAAAGAAGTTGTTGGCGAAGATGGATATGTTTTACTAATACATCTGAACATGCCTGCAGATGATATTAAAGGCTTAACAATCGACTTTGGAAATGTTTTCCCAACGGATTTTGATATAGAAACGAGTAACGGTAAAATCGTTCACATTGCAGATAATACCGAAACAGTTTTTACAACGCAGGATGTATTTGAAAACACTGATTATTTTAAGTTTACCTTTTGCAAAATGAGCAGCCCAAATTGCAGATTGAGAATTCGGTTAATACAATTTGGGTATGGTCTCGTTTTTTACAATGATAAAATATATGACTCTACTTTAGAAACATATATTTCTCCAATCTGTGAAAGCGTTCCTCAGTTTGATTTTAGCGTCACATTAAATAATATAGACAAATATTTCAATGTTGATAATCCCAATTCTGCAATCAACTTTATTGAGACCGGACAGCAGATGGAAGTCTGGTATGGATATAAAGTATCTTCAAGAATTGAATGGATTAAAGGAGCAAAATTACTCTGTAGCGAATGGGAAAGCGATGATAATTCAGCAACAATTAAGTGCCAAGATATTTACAGAAATATGGACAATGAATACTTTAAAGGTATGTATAGGTCTGAGGGTATTTCCTATTATGATCTGGCAGCTCTTGTTTTTGAAGATGCAGGAATTGAAGAATATTACATTGATCCCTATTTAAAAAAGGTAAAAACTACAAATCCATTACCGAGAGTAAAGCATAAAGAAGCGCTGCAAATTATCTCTAATGCTTGTAGATGCGTGCTGACCTTGGATCGGAACGGGAAACCGCATATAGAGTCCTCATTCAAGCCCGGCTATGTAATAACGAGCAATGGAGAAGCTGCATATTCTCATCTCCAAAATATAAAGGAAAGTGAGCCAAAACAAGAATACGCAACCTTATCATGCAATTATACTACGGTTGATGCAGAAATGTTCTTTTTGCCACATGATGTAAGCGCAGCGAATTTGTACACTGGGTATATATCGGCAGAAATATCGGATGAAAATGGAATGTTTGCGCATAATCCGATTATCTCAATAACCCAAGAATCGGCCTGCATGTACTACGGGGTGAGATTGATATTCGGCCAGAGTTTGCCTTGCAAAATCATATTTAGAACTTATAATGCCGGGCAATTTGTTGAAAGTTATAATATCACAGAGGGTATTGCAAAGGATTTTGTTGTTCAACATGAATTTTTTGACTTTGATGTGATGGATATAGAATTCGCAGGTACAAAGGATCCTTATAACAGGATTGTCCTGAATTATTTCTCATTTGGAAATATGACGGATTTTAAGCTCGAAAGACAGGATATGACATCATCTCCAAAATCCATAAAGCAAGAGCTGGTCAAAGAAATTAGAGTGCCTTATTATGCGTATCAGCCGGAAGCTGCCGAAGAGGTGTTTGTTAATGAAGAAATAGACGTCACAGAAAATGAAGTCGAAACATTCTTTTTAGATAATCCCATTTATGACTGTAATGCAGTATTTGGCGAGTCGGAAGAAAATGTTGAAATTGTTTCCGTTGGCACTTATTATGTAACTGTAAAGTTTAGGACAACAGGAAAATACACATTGAGTATTTCCGGCCATAGATATAGCATTGTTACAAGATATGCTGTGAAAGAATTGAATGAGCGTGGCAAAAATATTACTTGGAATAATCCCTTGGTAAGTGATGCCGATACCGCTCAAAAACTTGCTGAATGGCTGGGAGAATATTATAGCGCAGGCGTAGAATATGAGTACGATACAAGAGGCAATCCAGAACTCGATGTAGGCGATATAATTTTCCAGGATAATGATTACCGTACAAATATGAAAGTCAGTCTGTATAGAAGCACTCTGAAATTTGGAGGCAGCCTTTCTGGGAAGGTCACAACAAGAAGAATAAATGAGTAATCTATAGTGCCGAATTTCTAATAAAACTATTGCGGCAAACAGCAGTAGGATGTAAAATTATATAAAGAGCCAGTGAGCCGGATGTGATGAAAAATCGTGTCCGGCTCTTTTTGTGAAGAAAAGCAGAGTGAAGTGTTTTTTGGTCGGAGGCGTTTTGATGGAATGGATAGAACCAAAAACAGATTGGAATTGTCATGTGGATGCGACCGGTGCTTACCAAGGGGACTATTTCAATTATACCGATTACAATAGAATTAAAAACAATTTGAGCTACCTGAGAGCTATAGCGTTAGAAATGTTCGATTTTTTTGAAATGCACGAATTAGAAGATAAGGAGCCGGGGCAATATTTCTATGCAGACGAAATTAATCAGATCGAAGAAAATTTAAACACTTTATACAGGAATACATATAATCCAGAGGGTGTACCTGTAAAGGAATATGTAGATAACGGAAGAACCTTTGACTTTAACGAGCTTAATAGATTGGAAGAATTGACTTTGAAATTGTATGGAAAATTAATGGGGCAATATAAGAGCAGACGGACGCTGCCGTTTATGCTGGGTGTAAAGGGAGGACTGTAAAATGGCATTGGAAAAGCTAAGAACAGACTATACAGATGCAACATTTGAAGGACTGCGGAAATACAATGAAGTAAAAAACGAAGATGGAACAGTTTCTTTTGATGATGTTACATCGTATATGAATAAAGAAAAAGCTTATTATACGGCAAGAGAAGTCAATGATGGCAACCAGAAGATTAATAATGTAATTGATGCGTTAGAAAAAGTTGACACTGAACTGTCTGATTTGTCTGCAACCATAGAGAATGTTGAGGCTGGTCAGGGAGAGCTTGACAAGCTTAAAACAGAAGCAAAAGACAACTTAGTGAATGCGCTTAATGAAGTGTTTACTAATTTGGCTAATTTTGTTAATGAAATCTCTTTAAAATTAAAGGACTTTATAAAAGCGGAAATTGATTATGTTGTGCCAGAACAAGTGCTGAATTTTACAGATAAAATATGTACCATAACAGATGAAAAAGTGCTTTCAACAAGCCTTGTAGATGTGTATTTTACGTCAGACACAATAGAAGCAGCTACAGAAGCAAGTATATCCGTAGAAACAGATACGGGAAAGATCGTTCTTACGGCACAAAAGCAGCCAACGTCTACGATTAAGGCAGCAATGAAAGTGAGGATAATGTAATGAGAGGAAGAACGAATATTTTAGGTGGCGGTGGGGGAGCCGTTGTAAATGGACAAATTAAAGATTTCAAAGTGGCAGATGGAAACAATATTTCTGTTGGGGATTTTGTTACAATGATTTCTGGACCGGCTAGTTATTATGATGTACCAAATTCCAGCTTTGATTTGTACGGAAAATCTAAAGTGTTTAAAATATCGAATAGTAAGTGTGCATTATTTTATGGCGTAAACATAATGATTTTAGATTTATCAAATGGTATAGTTCTTGATAAGATTATAAGCGGAACATTTCATACCGTTAGCGAACAAAATGTTTATCAAATCGACAATAATCATTTTGCTATATTATATGATGAGTCTTTAACAAGTATCTCTGTTGATGTTGTGGAAGTTGATTATGAAAATAATACATCTTCTTTCGACACTAAAATTTATAATTATGAAGAAAGTGTCGGCGGATATTCTAATATTTATTACTTTGCAATTAATGTTGGTAATATTATATTTTTACCTTATTCAAAAAGTTCTTCTAAAATATTTAGTATAATATGGATTGATGTTAATTCTGGAGAATTTGGTAGGTGTGATGTTAGTAACAGCAGTAATGTTGATTATTTTTTAAATAATGGTTGTTTGGTAAATGGGGAAGAAGGATTTTTATATGTTTTTTCTACTGGATTAAATAATACGAGTCCTGAATCAGTATATGTTAGTAAATTATATTTTTCATCAGAGGGAAAAAGCTTAACATTGTTAGGACAATATTCAATATATACTGAGAAAGTGCATAAATATATAAGATTAGGGGGAACAGTATGTTATTTAGGTAATAATAATTTTGCTCTTTCCACATCAACCGGAATTGAAATATTGAAAATAGAAGATAATATTACTCAACTTAATTTTATACAAGGAATTAGATCAGGGTTAATATTTAATTATGATGATTATTTATTATTATTTGAACAAACTCTAACATCTGGTACAGGACATAACAAAATTGTTTATTATGGGGTTATAAGTATAAATGATATAACAACTTTTAATTCAATAGAGCTACAAGAATTTTCCCTTGTAGATATTTTTGTTCCATATGTCTCGAATACTTCTATATTAGGAGTGTTGGATTTTGAAAATAAATTTATAGTTTATGGGTTTTCAAGATCGAGCGCATCAACCCCTGCAAGATTTGTGGAGTGTAAATTAGAAAATGAAAATATAGTTGGAATGGATAGTGAAAACTATGTTACTTCATATAATGGTAAAGCTTTAGGATTTGCTAAAACAGGGGGTAATGCAGGAGACACAATTAAGGTTTATGTTCCTTATGATAACAATTAAATAACAAATCAGAGCCAGTGAGCCGGATGTGATGAAAAATCGTGTCCGGCTCTTGTTGTGTTTAAAGAAAGGAAGGAGACAAAAATGGATGTAATTGTAGGAGTTCTTGCTGCGGCAAGCATACCGTCAGTTATTTTTGCCGCGTATGTGCGTCGCATGGAGCGAAAGCTGGAAGAAAAGGACAAAGCCAGAGAAGATCACGAAGTTCTAATTCTAAAAAGCATCAACGCTTCAATCGCACTTGGCGAAGCTACGGCAGAGGCTGTGGCACGAATACCAGATGCAAACTGTGACGGAGATATGCACGCAGCGTTGGAATATGCACGGGCAGTTAAACATGAGCAGAAAGACTTTTTGAGTAGGCAAGCTGTTCGTGCAATTAGTTAGGAGCAAATATGAAAAAGTTACTATTTCGCAGGGGCTTTACGGACAAGCTGTATTTTTATAATTTGTGGTTTGCATGGCTTTTTACAGTGTCATGCTTTATCCTCACAGCGTTTAGCGGCGAGGCCTGGCTTAACATTGGAGACTTGTCTGTTTTGAGCACAGGGTTACAGGCAGTATGGACCGAGCTTGGAATACATACAGGTTTTATCATCTGGAAAGCCAAAACGGAAAACTGCAGGAAACACAAAGACAAATCAAATGACGGATTGGAGGAAATCGAACTATGAATACATTTATGAATTGGGTAACAGAAAATTGGTTTCTCATTATTGCACTCGCAGCAGTATTGAGTTGTGCAGGAGTAGCAGTATACAAATTTGCGGGACTGCCAACAGAAAAGCAGATTAAGAAGCTTGAAGAGTGGCTGCTTTATGCGGTTACTGTAGCAGAAAAGAAACTGGGTGGTGGAACCGGTGCATTGAAGTTGAGATATGTATATGACTGGTTTGTACGGACTTTCCCGTGGCTTGCAAAGATGATTAGTTTTGAACGCTTTTCCAAGATGGTAGATGGCGCATTAGAGCAGATGAAAAAGATGCTCGAAAGTAATAAGGCGGCTAAAGAGTTTGTGGAAAAGGAGTAGGCATGACAGAGATCATTCTGAAACGAATTGGCATTGCTTTGGTTCTATTGGCTGCCATTGTTATATTTGTGATCGCACCCCTTGTTACGGCCTGGGGTGTGGTCAATGGGAAGCTGGATGTGGAAAGCCTGGAACCATATGTGAGTGTGCAGGAGCAGAAAGGAGCGCAGGAGCAGGAATGAGCGTTATAAGAAAACTGATATTAATGATCAAGGACATACTGCTGATCTTGGTGTTATTTATAGTTCTTTTGCCTATTCTCTGCATGACTGCATTAGAAGATGTATGAGACTGTTATTAAAGCTGATGATTTCCATTGAAATAGCGGCTATCCTGTTGCTGCCTATGCTTGCATTATTTTCCTTATAGAAAAGATCATATAAGGATTTCATTTTATGGCCTTGGATAGGAGGAATAATTATGTATCGTGGAACAACGCCAACCTTAGAACTGAGGTTAAAAACGTTGATTGATTTTAATGAGATAGATAAAGTCTACATTACACTTGCAAGTATGTTAAATGAGCTGACTATCTCAGAAGAGCGCTGCACATTTGATAATGAGAATAAAACGATCCAGTTTACCCTTACACAGGAGGAAACACTTTCTTTTAATGTGTCTACTGTTGAAATACAGGCTAGGATAAGGCTTAAAGATGGTAAGTCCTATGCAACCTCAATAGCAAAGGCAGATATGCTCAAAATATTAAAGGATGGTGTTATATGATGGCGGATGAATTGTTAATACCATTAGGGACCCTTGTAGTAAATGAAGAGGAAATGTTGGAACTTGAAGTATCAGAAGGTACTAGCAATGCCAGCACATACCATGGGGCGTACAAAGTAATTCCAAAGGTGACGGAGCAGGAACTGGAAACAAAAAACAAATTAATGTCAGATAACGTGCTGGTTGGGGAAATACCGTACAGTTCGGTAGATAATCTTTCGGGAGGTCAAACATTAACGATAGGAGGTTAATTAGATGGCAGTAAATAAAGTAGTTTATGGGGATGAAGTTAAAATTGATTTAACAGGAGATACAGTTACAGCAGAAAACCTAAAGAAAGGTATTACCGCGCATGATAAGTCTGGGGAAATAATTACTGGTACAAATGAAAATGATGTTAATTCTTCTGATGCAACAGCGGCAGTGGCAGAGATTTTAATTGATAAGACTGCCTACGCAAGAGGTGTTAAATTGACTGGTACTATGCCAAATAACGGGGCAGTTACTGGATCCATTACATCAAAAGATCAGGAATATACTATTCCGTTAGGCTTCCATGATGGTAGTGGAAAGGTTTCTATTTCCGCAGACGAGCAGGAAAAGATTGTTGCTGGAAATATTAAACAAGGTGTAACCCTTTTAGGGATAGAAGGTTCCTATTCTGGGGAAGGGGTAAATCTTCAATCAAAGGAGGTAACCCCAAGTAAAACAGCTCAAACGGTACAGCCGGATGAGGGATATGATGCACTTTCCTCTGTTACTGTAAAGGCAATCCCTTATACGGAAAGTGAAAATGCTGCAGGTGGAACTACAGTTACAATAGGATAGGTGATGTTATGGCAAATAATAAAGTAGAAGCTTTTGGTCAAACACTTATTGATCTTACAGAGGATAATGTAACACCAGAGACATTAGTAAAAGGGGTAACTGCTCATAATGCAGCAGGGGATAAAATAACTGGCACAATGGAAAAGCAAGTAGTTGATATTCTTTCTACCAAAGAAGAATTGGAAGCAAATACAGAAGCAGGAAAAGTTGTAGATGCTCTGGTTGTTAAAGATATAAACGGTAGTTTAGAGAGTAACAACGAACATTTTTATTATGATGTTCAGAACGGTGTTCGTGGGTTCAATACCGATCCTGCACGGGGTGCTGATACATTCCACCCTTTTGATAAGGGAAAGGCATACAAGATAACCGTAGTTGCAACAGGCGGTGCCTGGAACCCTGCTGGCTGGATTTCGCCTAGAGTAGAAACAACAACGGTAATTACGATACACAAGAATGGGACTCATTCATACACTGGGGGAAGCCGTACTTTAAGCTCTGGCACGATTGATACGAGTGTTGCAAACCAAAAAGGTGCAGTGCAAATAAAATCAGTAACGGTTAAAGAAATTAAAGAGTAGATAAATTAGTAATCATTTGGAACAAAAACCCCTAATGTTTTTAACTGTATTGTTCAAGAGTTTGTATTTTTTAAAAATATATGGAGGTATTTATGCTTGAATTAAAATACATTAATGACACAGAAACATATCCTGTTTGCTTTAATAGAGTGAGCAGCAAAGTTGTTTCTGTAAAAGGAGAAATGCCAGAAAAGACCGTTGGCTTTATATTATCAAGAGAAGGTATGCAGGATAATTGGGATTATTCCGGTTATAACACGGTTTATAGGAAAATTGATAATGAGATACAGTTTTCGTGTGACGGTAGCGTGTATGTGGAACCAGAACCCATTATAGAACCTGAACCTTATGTACCAACTTTAGAAGAGGTAAAAGAGCAAAAGAAAGCAGAAATAAACTCTGCATACAAATCCGTAAAAGAAAGCGGTTTTGATGTTGTTCTTTCTACCGGGGTTGAACACTTTCCTTTATCTGATGAGGATGCCACTTTCCTTTTTGGTAAGCAATTTGAGTTAAGTTCCGGTGATATGGAGTATTTATCATACCAGGACAAGAATAATCATTGCAAGCTATATCCAAGAGCCGATATGCAGGCAATAATTAACCAGGCATTTATCTTCACAAACTATCAAACAACCTACAGAAATAATCTGTATGAGTGGATAGAAGAGTGTGAGGACAAAGACAGTGTAAATGCAATTTATTATGGCATTGAAATACCAGAGGATAAGCAAAGCGTATCTTATAAGATGTACCATGAGAAAATCCAAGGAGAGTAAGCTATGAAAAAGCTTTTTAAAAACATAATCCTTTTATGTATTGGAGGACTGCTTTATATATGTCTGGAATTAGCTTTTAGGGGGAGAACCCACATTTCAATGTTTTTTGTGGGTGGATTTTGTTCGTTCAATATAGGACTGATAAATGAGGTAATCCCATGGGAAATGCCTATCCTGTTTCAGTCCTTAATAGGTTCTGTAATAGTAACAATAACAGAATTGTTTTCAGGTATATTTTTGAATATTTTGCTCGGCCTTAATGTTTGGGATTATTCAAATTTGCCTTTTAACTTTTGGGGACAAATATGCTTGCTGTTTTCGTTCTTATGGGTCATTGCCTCATGTGTTTGGATAATATGTGATGATTATTTGAGATATTGGCTATTCAATGAGGAAAAGCCCAAATATAGGCTGTTTTAAAGGGAAAGGAATAATTTATTTGATCGTACTATTTTATAAGGAGGTAATGAAACATGGCAACACAGGCACAAGTAAAAGCTTTTATTGAAAGAATAGCACCAATCGCACAGGCAAAGTCTAAAGGGCGTGCATTACCGTCCGTGTGTATTGCACAGGCATGTTGTGAGTCTGCTTATGGGACAAGCCCCAAGATGATCCGGGCGAATGCGGTATTCGGCATCAAAGTTGGCAAGTCAAAGGCGCATTTCGGCGCTGCGTGGCATGATAAGGCATACAGCACCCGCACCAAGGAGTGCTACGATGGAAAGACTTATACCAATATCACGGATCTATTTAGGGCGTATGACAGCATAGAGGACGCAGTAGAGGATTATTTTGATATGCTGGCAGCTTGCAAGCGGTACAAGGCGTGTATCAGTGAGAGGGATCCTCGCAAGTGTATTACAGCAATTAAAAATGGCGGCTATGCCACAGCGCCGGACTATGTTACAACCATTATGAGCATTATCAACAGGTATAATCTGACCAAATACGATCATATGCCAACACTCCGCAAAGGATCCAGAGGTACAGAAGTAAAGGAATTACAACGATTACTCATCAAGGCCGGATATAGCTGCGGCAAATACGGAGCGGATGGTAAATTTGGAGAGAGTACGTTAGAGGCGGTCATGGCATACCAGGCAGATCACAACCTGCAGGTTGATGGTGTGGTCGGGTCAAAGACCTGGAATATTTTACTGACAAATTTTGCATAGTTTGATATACTATTTGCAAAAGAAATAAATCTATCTGGGTAGGCTGGCAGGTTGGGGAGCAACAGAAAAACTCCACAGTTAAGCCGCACATATAGAGGCGGATGGTTGGCAGACAACAGAAAAATCGGCGTTAAGTTAAATATGGAAGAAAGTGCTCATATGTTTGTAACAAGTCGAAGATAGTTTGTGATAGTATGCAGTTGGTAGCACCCGTATAGCACCCAAAAGGCTCTGAAAGTGCCGAAAATACGCGAGTTGCAGTTTCTGTTGAGGAGGCTGCTAAGGCTGGTAAGTTCTAAGATAACATAATAATAAAACACTGAAAATGCCGTAATCTCGATAGGTTACGGCATTTTTTTGTTCACGTCAATTTTTTAGTAAAATGGTGTTAGTTTGAGTAAAAATGAGCTAGTAGCCACCACACAGCCACCGTACAGCCACCACTCACAGCCACCACTTTTTTTGTGAAAAAATTAAGGGATTTTTTCGATTTCCCTCTTAAATTCTTCCATTGTTCTGTGCGTGTAAACTTTTTCTGTAACATCCACAATTTCATGTCCAACAATGGCCTTTAATATATATTCATCTACTCCGGCAGCTTTAGCTTTGGTAATAAATGTGTGTCTGGTATCATGCGGTCTATGAGATAGGTGCAGTTTTTTATTGATTTTACCGAACCGTCCTCTGTACTTATCATAAGTGAAGAATGTTCCTTGCTGACCGTCCTCGTCATTGAAAAGATATTCGCTGTTCATTGAGATTGCTTTTTCATAGTTCTTTTTGACTAAATCATATATTTTACTGTGGATAGGAATGGTGCGATTTCTTCCGGCATCTGTTTTAAGACCGCCTGTAAATGTATGATTTTCTAAATCAATATCTGCAATTTTAAGTATTGCAAGTTCCTGTGGTCGCCACCCGGAATATAAGCCAATAAGAACCATATCAACAAATGGAAAAGATATATTATCCCAAAGCATTTTTTCTTCCTCGGAAGAGAAGGGCACTCGAACAATAGTAGGTTTTCCCCTTTTGATAGTGTCACATAAGTCAGCATAATTTACGCTTACAATTTCATTTTTCAGAGCGTAGCGATACATCATATTGCAAAGGGATTTCATCCGTTGTTTTGTGCTGTTTCCTACGTCAGCATTTTTGATGCAACCCTCTATGTGATTGGGTCTGACATCAATAAAACGCATACTATGTATTTGTTTAAAATATTGAAAAGCAGATTTCCAGGTTCTTGTTGCTGACGGAACGATAGTTTCAAAATGTACATTGCTCCATCTATCATAGACTTCTGCAAATGTAATTTTATTCGTGTCAATATCATACGGATTTTTCCTGTATTCAGTGAGGGCATCTAAAGCCTCTTTCTGAGTAGGGTAATTGCCTATAACTCGTCGTTTCTGCACAAATTTTTGTTTTTTCTCATCGTACTCAAAACTAAGAGTAACGATGGCTCTCCAAGGTTTTCTACGTTTCCCTTTCATTTTGTAAACAGAGCCGTTTCCGTTTCCCATACGCATAATATCATCCTCCTTTTCCTAAAAATGGACATAAAAATGCCCGGTATATTGAGTTTCTACCGGGAAAATGATATAATGCAAGGTGATGAGTCAAACATATATTGGGATTTCCCGGTGTGTGTTTACAGATACCGTCTCTGTTCGCAGCAGAGGCGGTTTTCTATTTTAGTATTTCTGTCGATTTTCAACGACTCTACCAATGATTCTCACTGGTTTATTCACAATTTCTTCATTTGAGTAGAAGAGTGGTTCGTATGCCTGGTTGAAAGGGATCAGCCTGATACCGCTCGGATATTTTGCCAACTTTTTGCAAGTCGCGCTGTCTCCATTTACCAATACAATGACAAGATCTCCGCTTTCCGCATAATCTTGTTTACGGACAATTACCACATCGCCATCACAGATACGAGGTTCCATGGAATTTCCCTTGATTTTCAAAGCGAAAAAATCTCCTGTATGAGCCATTTCCTCAGAAATTTCTTCATAGTCTATGACATTCTCAATAGCTTCAATAGGAACACCAGCAGCAACATTACCCAGGACCGGTATGCGGATTGCTTTTTTTGCCATTTTCACTTTTTCTGAACAGATGTTCACCTTCAAATCATCATCGAGCTGGGAAAATAACTCATCGAAAGTCATAAACATTCCGTTTGCTGCTTTCTTGATAGAATTTATAGATGGAATAGATGGCTCTCCGGTTCTGGGGTTGAGGTTTCTTTCTAGTTGAGATATGTAACCTTTGCTCAAACCGCTTGCCTTGGAAAAATCATCCATGCTCATGCGATTTTCCTCCCTATATTCCTTTATGATCTGTCCTAATGTCATACGAAAACCTCCTTTCGATGTTTAGCCCATTATACATCATTACAACAAAAATGTCAAAACTTTTGGAAAACCCGCTTGACATTTAATGTTCATTCGGCTATACTCAATTTGTTCAACTGAGTGAACGGCGCATTGGAGAAAGGAGGTAGTTATGGCTTATCGTATCAGAGAACTAAGAGAAAAAAAGAAACTTACCCAGGAGCAGCTGGCTCAAATGTCTGGCGTAAGCAGAACAACCATAATTCTGCTTGAAAATAACGAAGAACATGAGGCTATGGTCGGTACTCTGAAAGCACTGGCGGCGGCTTTGAATGTTCCTGTCAGTAAACTTTTTACCCAAAAAGTTTAACGGAACGAACAAAAAGAGGATAATCACCAACGAACCAAGAACAGTAAAACGAACAGGATGTACAGAGCAATGAATAATATAAGAGTTCCATGCAAAATTGCAGCGAAAGAGTTGCGAATGGATGTGCTTACACTCCGCGAACTTATGAAGATTGGAAAATTACCAATCGGATATGCAGTAAAACGGGATGGAAAATCCAAGTGGGGATTTTACATATACCGTCCGCTTTTAGATCAAGAGAAACAAAGACTTGGAATAGTTAAACCATCCGAAATGGATGTTTGATAGATATTTTGAGGAAAGGAGGATTCACCATGAAAGGTACAGTTAAATGGTTTAACGCAGCAAAGGGTTACGGATTTATCACCGGAGAAGATGGGACTGACATTTTCTGTCATTACAGTGGACTGAAAATGGACGGCTTTAGGACGCTGGTTGAAGGGCAGACAGTTAAATTTGATGTTGTTGACGGAACCAATGGATCACAGGCAATTAATGTAACAGTGGTTCAGTAGTGAAGGAGGTATTTGGTATGAAGTGGAGATTATCATTTCTACTTATTGCTGCCTTAACTCTAATTCCAGTAATAAGCGTAAAAGCCAACACAAGGCTTTCTCAACATCAAGTTGAGGAATACACAGTTGAAATAGGCGGCAAGTATAATATTTGCCCGGAACTGTTACAGGCAATTATAGAGAGGGAAAGCAACTATGACCCTTGTGCTGTAAATGGTAATTGTATTGGACTTATGCAAATCAGTGAAAAATGGCATACCGGAAGGATGGAAAAACTTGGGGTAAGTGATTTGACCGATCCGTATTCCAATATCCTTGTTGGAACTGATTACTTAGCAGAACTCTTTGACGAAGCTGTGAGCAGCGGTAGGGGCGATGATTTGTATTATGTCCTTATGAGATACAATTTCAAGACATCCACTGCAAATAAACGGTGGAGTGAGGGTGACTATTCAGATTATGCCATTGAGGTGTCTGAACGTGCGGCTGAGTTAGAGGAAGAGCACGGTAAATAAGTAGTACTGGAAACAGAATTAAAAGCAAAAATGAAAGGACAACCAACCATGAAGATTTCAAAAATCACGATAAGACAGCTCTTCGGGATTAAGGAATGGCAGGGGGATGGAAAGAACATTGAGCTTGTCGGAGACAACGGTACTGGAAAAACATCCGTTATTGACGCAATCAGATATGCTCTTACAAATTCCTCCGACCGTGAATTTATCGTAAAAAGCGGAGAGACTGAGGGAGAGATCCTCATAGAAACAGATAATGGTCTCTCCATTGACAGAAAAGCCAGAACGGCAATGACAGATTACAAATCTGTTAAGCAGAACGGCAATGTAATCCCCAGTCCTGAGTCGTTTCTGAAAACAATATTCACACCGTTGCAGCTTTCCCCTATGGAGTTCATCTCTATGGATAAGAAAACTCAGAACGCAACAATCTTGGATATGCTTCAGTACGATTGGAGCCTTGATACCATTAGGGAATGGTTTGGGGAACTTCCGAGGGATGTAAATTATGAGCAGAATATCTTGGCTGTTCTGAATGATATTCAGGCAGAAAACGGTTACTACTTCATGCACCGTCAGGATGTAAACCGTGAGATTAAGGCAAAGAAAGCAGTTATCGCAGATATTGGCAGCTCACTTCCTATCGACTATGACGGAGAGAGATGGGAAAAGGAAAATCTCTCGGATCTCTATACAGAAATTGAGAGGATCCGCAAGAACAACGAGACTATTGAAAAGGCAAAACGCCTTAGAGATAGCCATGATGGAAAAATCCGCTCATTCCAGGCGGACAAGGAAATTAAGATTGCTGCACTTGATACGGAAATGGTTCAGCAGGAAAAGAACATTGAGAGTGAGTTGGCACAGCTCGAAGAGAGAATAAAAGCTCTCAAAGAGAAGAGAGACGGTCTTGCCGGTGTAAAAGCGGACAAGGTAAAGGTAATTCAGTCGGAGTATGAGACATCCGTGTCTAAGTATGAAGCAGAGCAGGCATCCTACGCAGAATACGCAGATATGGAAACCACACCTATTGATGATCTCATGGCAAAGGCAAATGAGACTGAGAAGATGAAAGGCCATATCAATGAGTGGCGCAGGATGTTGAGCATCCAAAAAGAGGTTGGTGAGTTACAGAGTGAGTCCAACAGTCTCACAGAGAAGATCGAACTTGCGAGATCTCTTCCGGGAACCATTCTGGAAACAGCAGAAATCCCGATTG